GCCTAGTGGCCTCTCTTACGATAAAATGTCAACCTACTGTTTTAAGGCCTAGTGCTCAATTCCTTTCAATGTCTTCTATGATTGCACCTGGTGCTTGATGCTTCAATTTCTCTTGAATATCTTTAGGAACATCACCATCGAAAGTATAATCCATTTCTCCAGTGGACTTATTTACTCGTATTCCTATAATGCCCATATCTTCACAGCCTTCGGGCAACGGTAATCCTTTTATGTATTTCTTTGCCATAATTTACTAACCTTCCAACATGAACGACAAACACAGAGATGTTCTCGAAGAACTTTTAGCACCTCATGAGGACCGTTGATCTTCTCAACAGTTTCAGATGTAAAGATGACCCACTGCCTCGACTTCACTTTCGTCTTACTACATACTGGGCAAATTCTTAAAGGACATCTTAAATTTAATAATACTTCTCGATGTCTATGACGGTACCTCTTAACATACTCTTGTTTAGTTTCGTCTATTAATCTTTTTGGCTCAATAATATCTACATGCTTCTCAAACTCTTTCAAGGTCCGCTTAGCGTCCGCGAACATTTTCTTATCTTTCATGTGGTCTTGAGTTTTATTCATTTTGAAAAATTTTTCGGAGCTTAATAACTGAAACTTCAATGCTAAGCTAGCGCTACCATACAGTTGTCAAATTTATCGATTATCTTTCTTGACAGTATTACCAACCATATTAATTTTATTAATACTTTATATAAAGCCTTTATTTACGACAACTTATAATAATAACCATAACAAAAAATCATAGATAATAATAATAATAATAATAATAATATATAATAGATAATCGATAAATTTGACAATGGTCAACCATGGCTAGCTTAGCATTGAAGTTTCAGTTATTAAGCGCTAAAACTAATGTTCTAATTAAAAACACGCCAGCGGCACCCGGCGACAAGCAAAACACGTCGCGTAAGTCAACATATTGTAGTAAATTACCGTTAAGATCTTCGATTTCCATTATGTTATTTGCACGGTAGCGGACCAACAAAACAGTGTCACCACGTTCAACGAGTTTTTCCATTAAGATACGTTGTCCCGTCCGCAAGCGACCGTTATCTTTTTTCATTTCAAGCCACCCGCGAAACTTATTGTGGCATACGTATCTATCAGGCAAAGAATTGGTTTGCATATTGCCACCGACCATCGGAAGAGTAATGGCGTTACACGAATCTAAACAATTACAAAACCATCTCGTGAAAGCGGATTCATTTTTGAAGTTCATCTTTACCCCATTGCAATAAGTTCTCACCTAACGGTCCACGATGCGCTGCACTCATTCTCAAGATAGCTAAAGCCATGATTAAATTAATATGATCCCACATATAACCATTACCTAAGCACCATCGCCTAAACTCATCCACCACTTCTTGCCCGTATCCAGACCACGTGCCGTCATCTGTAATCGTATCATGCACGAAATAAATTGATTTAAGAATCTTAGCTAAGTCATGATAAACATCGCCTGTCGCTTCGCCGTGAAAATCGATATTGACAAATCCGTCACCGGTGTTGATTATATTTTCAAACCCACAATCACCATGCCAGTTCCTACACATCCTGACCTTTTTTGAATCGACTCTCGGTACGTCGAACCCGCATTTAGTAACTGTGCGCTTGTAATAAAATTCATTAGCGAAATGATCTCGACCTAAGGTCGTGTAATCCTTCCAATAAGTCTGCATCCAGTCTAAATAATTAATCAATCGATCAGGCTGCAATATATTTCCAGCCACGTGTTTGTATTTAAACCAATTACCAGACTGTGATTCGATCTTAGGACCTAAAGCATACTTACGTCGTACTCGATTCCGCGCTTCCATCGCATCAGTAAAATGTTTGTAGATATACCCGTCATACATGTAAGTATGATTTTTAATCTTGTCCATCCGGTCATAATACGGCAACGACTGCTGACTGATAAGAACATCCTTGAACATCCCACCGCATTCATCATCAGTCACTGGCGATACGATTTCCAACGGTAATGTACCGAGCGTCATGAGAACTGGCTCAAGCGGATCAGACCGGAAACTGTCGTGACCTAAATGACTGTAAGCGGCTTCATAATATATAGCATTTGAACTGATCATCTTATGAGCAACTCCGTGCTCGATCGTTGTCGCATCGCCGGGATTTAGAATTTCGACTCCGGCATCATAATATATTTTCAGTTGACCTGAGATAACGATAATCGTTTCACGTTTGTGTTTGTGATAATGCATCGACGTGTTAGCTGTCAAAATTAATAGCTTGACTTCATATCGATCATTCTCTTCTATTATTTGTTCTGAACCCCATCGCTTGATCATAGCGCCCTCCTTGTAATCGGGCCGGTGCCCGGTATTCTACCGACTGGGCCTTTCAGTCTCTTTGTCTTTTTAACTTTAACGCCGCCCTTCATTTTAATTACCTGCGGTTCATCGGTCCAAAGAGCATCAGGTACCTTACCATCCTTAACACGACCTTGAACTGCGAGGCGCACGCAACCGTATAACCATTCAGACCGTGCGACTACAATACCTGAATGACCAGTGACAGTATCTTTGACTTTGTCTCCGAGTTTAATCATAATTTTCTCCTTTAATAACTCTAATAATATTACACCGCGTTCATGGAACATCGGTGACGAGCGTTACTATTTCACCAGTCAGTAATTCAACTGTAGGCTCGGTGATCATACACCAATAATCGCATTATCCAATTCATCTGTTTGTCGCCTCGAAAAAGAAGTCAAATAATCTGTATAGAGCAGCCTTAACAAACGGATAAGCGCCTTTCGATACGTCTTCAGGCAACTCATTGAAATGATACTGCCCACCTAACTCAACAGCCTGAGCAATGCCGCCCCATCGTTTCCATCGCTTACCGTTAATTACTGCATCTTCCCAGTCTGCAATATTTAATCCGTGCGTGCGAGCATAGGTAACATAGGTACGCGTTGCGATAACGCCGAGCTGCGGTGCAATATTCCACGCTTGCAGATATTTCGCTGATTTCCAAAGGACCTCTCTATTGGTGTAATCGCTATTGTGACCTTTGAGTGGCAATCCCCAAGCGTGCATGTTTTCACATAGATCTTCATCGACAGTATTAACATTGTAACACGACCTGATTTTACAGCCGGTCGGGAATGATAGATAAGCGATTCTATCCACTGGTACTATATCGAGTAATCGATACATGTACTCAATATAATTTGGTACTGGGTCCTCACCTGTTCCAAGCTCCCATTTCATATTCGGATAATGATCTACACATTGTTTAATTAATTCGAGATCAGTAGTATGCAAATGCACATAGTCATACGGCAAATCCTCAATGTGTGCGGGGTCCTCGCCGCCCTTAAGAAAATGATCTTGAGCGATGATTCTATTAGGCCCTACGAAATCTCGTAAGCTCTTCGGTGTGAATCCCGTATATCCACCCAGCGGATTAACTTGACTCCATGAACAAATAAATCCAATAGGTACTGGGTAATTTGTAGTCATCAAAACGATATCTTTTGAGTATGGGCTGACGTACAGCTGTGGCCAAATTGTATTCATAATATCTCCTTTACCAATCTAAATGTTTTAAACACGCAATACTAAACACAGCACCTACGGCTACATCTAACAATTCTTCTCGTATCCTAATACGATCGCCGCCGTGAACCGCTTCAATAAGTTCGGTGTATTCTTCAGTAATCATACCTAATATTTCATGTCGAGATACGAATGTTTGTGAGCTCTTTTGAATCAATCGAAGATCTAATTTTGCTTCGAGTGCTTTAAAAGCTTCGATGATTTCGCCTTCAGATACCTGTTCACGTTTCATAATCCAACATTCCTTTCTGCCCACCAATCAGGCGGATCACAATCTAATTTTAAATTATTGATTTCGACAAATTCATCAACTGCTCTGGCTACACCGAGAAAATCAAAGTAATCGTGGCCGCAGATTATTCCATGTTGTTTTAATTTTGGATACCAACATTCAAGATCAACTTTAACATTTTTATAAGCATGACTTGCATCGATATAAATAAAGTCAAATTGATTATCATTGTATTCAATAGATGCTTCATGCGATAATGCGCGATGAATTTTTACTTTAGGATTGTTTTTAAAACGGTTTACTACTTTAGGATAATTTATTTCAATACTTTGGTTACGATGTTTAGCCGTATGTCCAGTAATAGTAGAATCCCAAATATCTACAAGTATAAGTTGCTTTATTGGAAGACGTAAAAGTATACTGTGAGCATGATCTCCAAGTCTTACACCAATCTCTGCACCAACTAAAGGACGCTTAAATTTATTAAATACTGCTCGCATAGCTGGTCTCATAATCCAACATTCCTTTCTCTATTAATTGCAAAACAACTATCATCGCCGTTTGATTTTTTATCGTTTATTAATATGCGATCACCATGGCTGACGCCCATGATTAAATGATCCCAGAACAATTTCTGTTCACGTAACATAATCTCAAGTCGAGATCTGCAAGATTCTTTTCGAGCTGTCATGAGAACAATACAGCAACCTTCCTTCTCCCATAAATCAAATGAATTTTTTACGCCCGGTAATATAAACGGCGCTTGGGACCATTGATATCCGGCACCTTTACCGTGATGCTGGAATATGCAACCGTCAATATCTATTATAATTGTTTTAGGTATCATAATTTTCTATATCCACCGTATTCCTCCCACCATGAATCATCGTTCTTACGGCCCTCGAACAAATCGTTGAGGCACTTATCTAACAAACTAAAGTCAGGTTTCGACACTTCCCATAAGCCATCGATTAAGGCTTTACGCATACCTTCACGCTTATCAAAAAATCGAACAGCTTTTAATAAATCGCCCGGCTGACTAATTCGATTCTGAGAATCCAATGGCAAATATTTCTCGAGCGGGTCAAAGGTAAACGGTGCACCTCGCCCATAGAATAACGGCATACATCGCTGAGCTAAAAGCGTCCGTAATTTACCAGTGTAGAAATTATCTCCAGCGGCTACGCATGGACAACATACGGCGTCGGCCAAAACTTCTACAACTTGATTAGGTTTGATCACGCCCATCATATACTCTGGATCATAACCTGAAAAATGCTCCCAGCCTTTACCGTACAATTTCATACCAACTATTTTCAATATTTCAATATCCGCTTCCGGCAACAAAATATTTGACCATGCATCGTCACGCCCTCTGAATTTACAGCCATCCTTGATGTGGGCGTGGGAAACGATGGTACACGGCTTAGTCTTTTCACGCTTAACTCGAGTATGTTCGCACCAATTTTCGGCGCCGGCATATACCTCACGTACTTCGTATTGTTGAAACTTGATTGTGCGAGTCCATTCATGCGTCCGTTGAGATAAGAGAGCGTACGGAATTACATGATCCCATCCTAAACTCATTTCACCCTCTCGAGGATATGAACGCGGATCATTATTAATAACAATTCTCGGCAGCTTAAAGTGCTGTAAAATATTGAGAATCGGTCCTACGTATCGAACCCCGCATGCTTGCACGCCTGAGGCTGTTGGATTACCTATCCAGCTTAAAGTTGAAGCGTACCCCGCAATATTCACGTAAACATCAGGATCAACGGCCTCCACGTTCTCTATATCGCGGTTCCAGCACTCCTGTTGGTATTTAATTGTGGACTCATTACTGAGGCCTTGTAAGGCGGATTCGATGTAAATAAGGCCTTTCGGCAACTTGCCTCTCCATTGACCGAAGTAAACAACCTGTATGTCCTTATTTTCCAGCAAATGGTTGATAACACCCTCTGTCTCACCTTGCTCGCCTACAGCGCTATTTAAGGCCGCCTGTTCACGTGTATAGAACACACCGCCTACCTTACTAATCAATACTGTTTTCATTTCCAATATTCCTCATAAGTTTTAATGGTTCCAATGTCCCACCAATTCGGGTCATGTATTACAATTGCTTCACCGTCAATCTTTTTAAGAAACTCTAATGTATCCTGATAATGATGAGCCCATTGAATAGCATCTCGATCTAATTGCATCCAGCCTGCTAATTGTCGACCGCGGTACCAAGTTAACGCTCCTGATTTAATCGGATCATCAATCGCCATTACTGTATGGCCGATTGGTTTTGGGTCTTCAAGTTCAACTGAATAAACATTATCACAAAACGCAACAATAACTCGATCTTCAAAACCGAGAGCCGTATCTGGCAATAATTGACTAATGGCCATCGGTACACCGAGCGGCACTTCTTGAACTAAATATTCGATAGGTTCGTTAGGGTAGTAATGCTTAACAATCAATGGGATAATACTGTTAGATGGAATCACAATACTTATGGGAGTTATTTTTGATCGTATAAAGAAATCAATACTGGAAGTTATAACTGGCTTATGATTACGTAATGGTAATAACGGTTTATTCGGTAGGCGAGTTGCTAAGCCTCCTGCTAAGATCAATCCTCGATTCATTTTATCATCCTTAATATTGCCGGCCACCCCGAAGGATAACCGGCGATAGTTTATGCAAACCTCATTGGTTTTATTGTACCACCAGCGTAGGCCGCATTGATATTTCTACACTGCTACGGCGCAGTGCCCTTGAACATGTTCCCGAACATTCCGGATAAGTCCATCAACGACATCGACTGTTGGCCAGTCGGAATGCCGAACATTTGCAATGATGGCCCTATCTTTTCTGCAAACTTTAAAGCAACGACGTTAGCACCGCCCTCACCTACAAGTGCTTCTTGTAATAATCGCTTGCCTTCAGCTTCTGATTTGTATATCTCCAGCTGGCCAGCGGCCTGCGCTTCGAGTTGATATTTTTCAGCGTCAGCTGCAAGCTTAACGCTCTCTGCTTTACCCTCGGCGTCCTGTATCGCAGCAAGCTTTAAACCTTTAGCATCGTTCTCTAATTTCTTAGCCATTTCATCTGAGGCTTCAGCAAGACGCTTATTAACTTCGATTTCTTGATCAGCTAACTTCTTATCCTCGATCTTTTTCTGAAATAACGGATCGAACTCGTAATTCCGAATCAAGACATCTTGAATCTGAATCGCTGGATACTCGGATAACGACAGTTGCAAGGCATCCTTAGCCAAGTCTTGAATCGTGTCTCTGATTTCTCCTTGGTAAATTTCTTCAGCCTCATACTTACCAATTGCTATACGCGATACTGACCGGACTTGCGGAGCTAACACATCAACTTCGAATGTAGGTCCAACAGACTCATGCAAACTCGGCACGTCGTTTTTAGCTAACGAGTAAATTGTAGTCAAGTCGACTGAAATCTTTTGGCCGTCCTTTGTTTTACATTGGAGGGTATGATATTCTTCCCGTCCTTTAGAGTCAACTGCAGGAAAAGATCTGGCTGATACTCGATAGACAAAAACAGATGTCTTTACTCGATTGTATAAACACCAGCCCATTAGCACAGGCTCGGTATCTATATCTTTTTGGAGCTTATTAACTTGAACTCCAACTTCGGTTGCATCTATGTCTGTTAATCCAGCGGTACATAACAGTGCAACGACTGCAATTAAACCGAGGGCTGCACAAACGTACAGGATTGTTCTTTTCTTGTTCATGTTCGTTCTCCTTAAATAAAATTAATGTTTCATGGCTTTCTTGAGCCAAGCTTTAAATTCTTTTCGTTTTTGGGCAACCATTACGTTGATTCCCATTAAGTGAATGCATGTGCCTTCTTTTGGAATTGGGCGTTTATTTCTGCCCATAATATTGCTGGGCAAGGTGATAGACGATAGCGATACAATAAACTCAGGATTAATATCGCGCATTGCTCTGCCTACACTGATCTTGTCGCCGGACTGTTGTATCATAACCTCTTCTATTTCAATAAGCATTACATATACCTTTCATACAATCGATTAATTTTTTCAGTTTGAAAATCATCGTAGTAACCTAACAGTTTCATTTCGTCTAAGAATCTAATTTCCCAGTCCGTAAAGTTCTTATCGTCGGTAGCTAATATCTCATCAACCATGTCACCTAAAAAATCATTATCTGTAATCATTTTAAATCGTTCCAAGTATATACGCATTCATGTGCAGGTTTATCGATACGCCATCTACTGAAGTGTGCATGTATAAGACGATTTCCGTTTCCGACGGATTGATATGTAACTTCGCACACCCGTCCAAGATCTTCCTGTTCATCGATCGCCACGCGTGTTGCATCGTCCATTCCAGAAACGTTAGCGATTTCTCGTAGTTCTCCATCGATATAAACGCTGCATTTGAGAGACCCGACAAGGCCAAGATATTTTCCATTGCCATCTGCAAATCCTGTCACAATACAATCGACATCTTTTGTAGGTTTAACTTTATACCAATTAGAATAGTTACTTTTCTTTAATACCCAACCTTCGATATCTAAATCAATCGCATCCTCAATCAATTGTTCACGAGTATCCTCTGGGCGTAATCTAAAGAATGGAGCGAACGGAATAAATCCGTTTGTTTGCAATAATTCCTTAGTGGGCTCAAGACGATAACTTTGGAGGTTTTTACCTTCCCACCACGGTACAGCGAACGGCATAAACTCCAAAGTGTCTAACCCGTCTGCAAGTGCATGTGCTGCATCACCAGCATTGCCGCGTATAACGTATATCTCACCATCTACTGACGATCTCGGTGGCATGATCGCTTGAAGTTTTTTCCACCATTTATAATCAACAATATGTGGTCGTAGAACGGTGAGTTCTCGATCAGGCCGAATCGTCCGCTCGAATGCTACAAGCTTGCCGTTATCTTGATTAAATAATGTGAGTCGATGACCGTTGTATTTATACTGCTTATAGTAAGCAAACTGACCAGTCCAATTTTTTGCTTTTAATCGTTCGTGCGTCCACATATTATCTCCAATTAAACTTGGCATTGACAATATTCATACGGTTCACCGCATCGATATAGTCACTCATTTCTTTTTCCTTAATTGTTTATACCGCTTACTTCCAACGATACGTCGTTTTATTTTTCCGGGAATTCTAACTTCTATTACTTTCATTTAAAACTCCTCATCTTTTAATTGTTCTTCAAACACATGCCTGTAATTATCACACATTCGTAATGAGGCGATCCCCCACTCTAATAATCGCTTGCCGATAATATTCTCATCTTTATTAGGCTGTTCAATTTGCATCGGTGATACAAGATTCAATTTCATCAACTTGTAATTGTAGTGCCACAGGCCTTCGTCTAAAAATTCGATTATGCTCGCTAATAGTTTAGGCGGCCACGCAGCGGAACGTACTTCTTCTACAATATCTTTTCCTTGAACATCAGCCCACAGAATTAATCTTGCTAAAAATTCTTTACGGATACGGGGTACCCCCGGCAAGTTGTCAACCTTATCGCCAGTAAAAGCAAAAAACTCTGGCAGGAGTCGTGGGGGTACCCCGTACTTCTCAAGGACTTTAGCTGAATCCCAAAAATATAATTGAGACTTGAATGATTTTAATACTTGCACTTTATCGTTGACTGATTGTAATAAATCGTGATCATTAGTATAAATATAGTGCGGACCTATTGCAACTTGACTTATTGAATGCATAAGGTCATCAGCCTCATACCCGCGCTTTTCGCACGTAGGCCAGATTTGCTTGAGAAAAGTTTTGAATTTATTAAGGCGTTTATAGAATGAATCATCAAGAGGTTTACGGTTAGCTTTATACTGCCCGTCTTTTTTCAAATTCTCAACAGAATCAAAGCATAGCATTAGAGGATGATCAGGAAACTTTTTCTCTAACATTTCGAGAGTACGTAATGACCCAAACTCGAGACCCGTAGGTACGCCATCTTTGTTCTTTAAAAAATCCATTTTCGCATGGCATCGTCTTATAAGCATCATGCTATCGACAATGATCATATTATTTGCCCTTCCTAATTAGCATTATTGCGAAAAACACTACAATGGCTGTCATCATTAAATAACTTATCGCAAATACTGCTGGCATCGTTATTCTCCTTAAAAATAAGACCGCCGCCGCTTACCACAAGCGACGACAGTCGGGTAAATGATTAGCGCGTTAGGAATGCGGACCATTATGGATGGAACTAATCGCTTTGTTCGTTTTCTCCGTTTAAGTTATTGTTTAATCTGAAAGCAACTCTGCTCAACCGCTGAGCTTCCCGCTCCATAGCAACTGTCATACTGAATAGAGAGTTGCTATGGAGAGCGGGATTGGATTTGAACCAATAACCGAGTGCTAAGTAAATAACCTTCGACCGAACAAACATCCAAGTCTTAGTCTGGAGCAATAGTCTAAGGCTTATTGTTTTCTGAGGATACCCTCAGGTGTATGCCAATTCCACCACTCGGCGGTACGATTTAAAATCGCCGAGGCAGGACTCGAACCTGCAAAAACAATTTTTTAAACTGAAGCTCAATCTAAACCTGCGCTCATTTTAAAATATATCCGAGTAAGGTTTCGCCCACCATTAAATTGTAGGTAACCTCTCGGCTATTCGCTTGCTCACGTGCAGCTTTAACTGCATCGCTTAAAAGATTGATACGTGTTAACATTTCATCACGTCGAGATTCTGGAATTGCACCAGATATATGAATTGTTGACCAGTGACCAACTGTTTTATCAACTGAGATTAAATCAGTTTGGGCAGGGTGCTTATCAGTAGCATCATATTTAACGATAACTTCGGCCTTCTTCTGAGTCTTAATTGTTTTCTCAGCTTGAGTGACCCAGCAATTTTTTGCTTCATCCATCGACCAGACACGATCCGTCGGTAAGACTGGCAACTTTTCAATTAAAGTTCGCATATCTACAAGTTGCTTTTCGATAAACATGAGAACGGTTACTGGGATACCAGTTAATAACGGGTCATCTCCGATTTGAATATCTCCAGTTGCTTTCGTATTGCCCATGTCTTGAGTAACTACTACGTCAATGAAGTCGCTTAAAATCGATTTTAAAATTATCAATTGATCTTCGACGTGTACCTGCACGCGTCGATTTTCCGCGGGTAACATTTCGCCGTCATCGGCTATGGGTTGATAGGTTCGAGAAATACCAGTCACCTTATCTTTATGAAAGACTCGATGATGTACTTCAGTTAACAATTTTGCTGCTCTCGATTTCTTGCCTTTAACTAAGGCGACTACTTGATTCAATTGCATTTTGTTCTCCTTAAATTAAGATTAATAATTACTTGAAGGCAAAGTCAATTTACGTTTTCGATTTATTTAGGTCATTAAGTTGAGCACTGACCAAAAGCGAACACACGAAACGGCGAGTTATGGAGGGAATAAATCGAGATGTCGTAAGGAGGGAACTTTGCCTTCAAATCAGCGGACAGGACTCGAACCTGCATCTTCGGACGAAAAATCCGACGCTCTGCCAATTGAGCAACCGCTGACATAAGATTGTCGAATTGAGTGACGGCTAGACAGAGTTGCGTATCAGCTATAACGTATTCGTATCAATTCGACAACTGGGAGATAGTTATGATTCCGACGGGCTGGGATTTGTTCATAATTCAGCCCGTCGATAAAGGTAAGCTCTTTGTCCAGTTGGATTCTATATTTATTTGTATGGTATTTCACCTTCAGCAGCCCATGGCGCACCGTCCTTTCTTTAGACACGTATTATATCGAGCCAATTAACAAAGTCTCTCAAACATCATTTTAGAGGCCTCTATTTAATTATATAGCTGCGTTTTTAAGTGATAAAAAAGGCCACCCTAATGGGTGGCCTTGGTGCGGTTTATTTTAAGATCTTTGTTATGTATTTTGAAACTGAGGTTTACTTGTTTACTCCTTGATGAATTCGCTACCATAACATCAACGAGTAGATCGCCGGAGGCATCTCGAATTTCAACACGGTCTTTATGCTTTTCAATGAACATTACTTTAGCCATTTTCGGTTGCCTCCTTTAGTCTATTTAATTCGGTTAACTGTTCAGATAGTTTTTGAATCTTTTTAATTAATTTGTCGTGCTCTAACATTTTCAATTCTTTTTGGTGTCGTCTGTTTTGTTTCTTCAATTCTTCAATATGACTCGGAGCTTTTATATGTTCAGCAGTTGCTTCGAGTATTTTTTCCTCCGCTTCTTTAATTATGATTCGTTGCTCATCGATTTCTTCCTTTAACCATTCATCGGTTGAAGACTGAGAATAATCTTTGATTAAAGATCGATTGATTTTAATCATTTCCTTGAGTCTTATAATCTTTTGCTTTATTTCACCGGGTTTCATTTCTATCTCCTATAAAAAATTTATGGGGCAGCTGACATTAGCATCGACTGCCCCATTGTGTTAGTCCTCGACGGTTGCCAATAACTCGTCGACGTTGATGCCCTGAGCGGTGAGCTGCTCTTTGAGTTCGGACATCTTTTCCTGCAGTTTGATAAGACGCTTCGCACGTCCACGGTCTGCGGCCGACCCAAGTTTCTTCGCCTCTTCCGCTTGGTCACGGAACAAGCTTCCCTTGTAGTCCATTTCGGCGGCCCGGAATTCGTAAAAGAGATAGTCGGCTGAGAAATCTCTTTTCTTCAGAGCACGATGTAACTTGAAATCGAATCCTTCGGGAACAGCGTCCTTGAAAGGATAAAGCTCTGGGTCTTTGTTTCCGATACCCGAAAAATCAACGCGACCAGTCTTCTTAGGTTCTGGCTTTGTGATAGTGGGTTTTGCCGTCGCGGCCTGTCCTGGTTTCTTTGCCATCCATGGGCTCCTTAATACTGCTTACTTCGATTGACATGCGGATAGTTTCTTTTGAACTTTCAAAAGCTCCGCGATTAACTTAACTTCTTCAGGTTGAGTTTCTTTAGTCACAATCTTGTAATGATGATATCGACCTCTTTCAGCGCCGCATACTATATTGTATAAATATCGCCATAAGTCACGGTGTCCAGACCGCACTATAAGTCGGTCTGCAAACGTATGGCAAATCTCATGACAAATGGTTTCGTCATACTTACCTTGCTCCTGCATGACATAATTGAGATTGTAATTACACATCAGTCGGTTTGCTTGACCAGCTGTCGAGCTGACTTTTGTTGTCCATTTGATTTTCGGTAACCTCTTATCAAAATTCTTATGAATATAAACGCGTTCTAATAAAAGGTTCCACCAAAACTCATGTCTTTCTTTTACCCAATTAATCATTGTACTATCTCCTATAATTGTATGTCTCATCAGGCGGTGGCTTACAAGACCATTCCGCGACGCCGGAATCCGTTCCGACGTTTCGACAAATTACGAACTGCTTTCCGTAGCAGCTTCGAGCAGAGCTTTAACATCAATGCCCTGTTCAGTAAGCTGTGCTTTGAGTTCTTCCATCTTTTCATTGAGTCGAATCATTTGACGCTTCTTAGCGCGTTCTGCAGGTGAGCCGAGTTTGCGGCATTCTTCAGCCTTGCTCCTGAACAATTTAGCTTTCCAATCCAAGCCAGCGGCGACGTGATCGTAGTACATCGCATCGTCTTTGAAGTTTTTCTTTTTCAAGACTTTGTGAACCTTGAAATCGAATCCATCAGGAATCATTACTTCGTACGGTTCTTCTGAAATTTTGAACGCTGTACGAGCGACGACCTTCTTTTCTGTTTCGACGACTTTTGTTTTTGTGTTTGCTTTTGCCATTGTACTATCTCCTAGATTAAAAGTTGTAAGACTATCTGAGCCTCATCAGTACCGCCTATTAACGGCAGACGCCCGTGAGGGCGTTTCGGCTTATTCATAATAGTGATTCGATTGGTCTACTGATTGCTCAATGTATACTCGCTCCCATTTCTCAGCGGTAGCCGGACCGTATTTTCCGTCTTCTTCAATTGGATTCTCTGGCTCAAATTCGTTAAGCATTTTTTGAATGTCCATCAAGCTTGGAATCAATTCTGGTTCAGGTTTCGGAATGCTTCTTATTTGAGCCAGCGCCACAAGGACGACCATAAGCCCAAATAAAACAGTGATTAACATTACTACTGCCTTCAATCTTTCTTGGTTTCCTCTTGACATTTCAATCTCCTATAACATGCTTGTCTCATCAGGCGGTGGGTGGCAATCCCATTCCGCGACGCCGGAATCCGTTCCGACGTTTCGACAAATTACGAACTAAGCTTGTCCAGCTTATCTTGAACTGCCTTGAGTTGAGCTTGTAACTTTTCTTTACGAGCGGCGATCCGTTCGGCCTTCTTAGCCTCGCGTTCGCCCTTAGTTGCTTCGTGCTGAATCGCCTTTGTTAAGTTGGCTGCTATTTTATCCAGCCGTTCAGCAATTCGGCTTAGTTGAGGACCGAAGCGCTCAATTTGTTCAGGCGGTAAAGTTAATGTGTTCACGCCTTCAGTAAGGCTGTTAATACCGACTACTGCTTCCGGTGTTACGATTGCAACCTTTTTCGTTTTCTTTGACTTTGCCATTTTACTATCTCCTATATAAGAGGTTTAAAAAATTTTGACCTGTCTCTTCAGACGGTGGTGGTCAACCCATCCGTGACCTACCCGCTTTGATTATTTGATAAGGAGAGTTGAACGGGTAGGTTTCGACTAACTGATAATAGTTTTGGCCCATGCGATGTCACTCATAAGACCGCTTGACGGATTTTCTATTTCGTCCGGCATATCACCGTCTTCATAGGCTTTAGTCGATTTATAAATATCACATCCAAAATTAATATTTGCGTAACCGAAAACGTAAACCTTTTCTTTCTCAACTACAATATATTCTGGACATGTTCGGCCTTCACAAACGCCGCCGATAATTTCGTTAATGATTGTCAATTTTTGACTTTCATCAGTAATCGAATCATCAACTTTTTTCTCAATCAATATATCGACAAGAATCAACGGTTCATCTTCAAGAATCTCATCTGTTATATAAAACTTTTGTCCTCGGTATTCAACGACTTCCTTAATTCCATAGATGCCACCAAATACAGTATGTTCGCCGATTTTAATATCAACTGTTTTAACGTACATAATCATTTTACTATCTCCTATAATAAATTGTTTGGCAGTCTCCTCAGCAGCGGAATGCCAATCCGCTGGACGCGAGCAGTTGCCCGCGTTTCGACTTAAATATTTTTGATGTGTCTGATATGTTTACAATCTCTTCTCGGCATGTGTCGAGTCCAACCCATGCATGAGCATTGAAATTTTCCGCTGGCTAATTCAACAACTGTGTAGGTTCGACCGCTATCACTTTTAACTCGACGACGTTCGACAACGTTATTGCTGACACAATAATCTGTATCTGGGCTTGCTTTTCTTGAAGTCATTTTAAATCTCCTATAATAAAATGTTTGGCAGTCTCATCAGCAACGGAATGCCAATCCGCTGGACCCGCCGGAGCGGGTTTCGACTATTTGCATTTCTTAATTGTTTTCCATAAACTGTTATCATGCCACCATTTTGAAATCATCAATTGTAGTGCTTTCTTTTTACCGATGTACCTGATTATTGGGAACCCGCCGCCGGGTCCACAATCGTTAATCGTTTTTGTTTTGATGTTTGCTTTTGCAAGCCACTCAACAAATTCTTCCCAGTCAGGGTCACAAGTATCAAGGTCGGCAAACCATTTGGTATGTTCTCGAATACTTTTCTGCGTTTCTTTAATTTCCATTTTCATTAGGTCAGTATCGAATCCTAATGAACAAGCAATCTCATCTGCTTGATCTTTTGCAGCTTTCAAATTCTTGTCTTCAATTTCGTACGTTGCGGTGAATGTTAATTTGAATGTTGCCATTTTCAATCTCCTATGAAAAATGTTTAGGCCAGTCTCATCAGTACGGGTTGCCTATGTCCGTAGAACCGCGAGCCGAGCTCGCGGGTTTCGACTTTAGGAGATATGACGTTGTGCATAGTTTTGGTCGACCATCATCAGCACCAAAATTTTTGCTTACCACTGCATCTGAATTTTTAATGGACTTATTTAAGTACGTCTCGCCATTCCATTCGATTTTCGCGTGGTCTTAAGCTACAGTCCCGAGGCTTTCGCCTGTCCAACCGTTCCGTTCCAGCTCCGTATTATTAACTTATCAAATAATCAATTACAATTACAATTATACCAAGTAGTTCAATATAGTCAATATAAAAATAAAGTTTTTTCATATTTTTTTCATATTTTTTTTGGCTGTTGTAAGTAGTTGAAAACAAACAACTTACAGATGTCATTTCAGCCTCTACAAGCATCATACGAGCCTTCTTACCTTTCGGCATACAATCAATCGAGCTATTCCTTAAAGTTTGTTAGAGCTTAATCTCACCGTCATCGCTGGAGGCTATCGACCAATTCTTATCTGACATTCCGCACGAAACTCGAATAGGTACACGGAAGTTTACGGAGGTCGATTCAAACATAGTTGCAATTTGTTTTAAGACACGTTTATCTTTTGCAACTTCAATCGGAGCATACATAACTGTTTCATCATGTACACTTGCACAAAATTTAATACCGTGATCTTTCATCCACTTAAAATATCGTGGCGCTGTTGCAACCGTTCGTTCTTTAATTAAATCAGCAGCACTCGATTGTATGATCGTATTGAAAGCTCGGTAAGCAGCTTTAGTAGGCAGCTGCCGTTGACGACCATAAGCGTTAAAAACGTAACCTCGAGCAATTAAGTTATTCGCTGCTTGCTGTGTAACGCGTTTTAAACCTGGCAAAGTATCGTGATAGGTTTGGTAAACCTTTTCTCCTCGCTTAAGACAAAGTAAGTCAAATAGTTGACCTCGTTGACTGGGTTTGATTTTTTCTTGCTTTATAAATTCTTCAACTGTAGCTGACAAGTCGCTTACTAATTCCATGTTAGCCGCAAGCATCGATACGACTTTCTTCTTGCCGCCGCCGTACCCGATACAAAAGTTTACGTTTTTAGCGGGCTTACGCGGAATGCCGCACATCTCTGCTACCCACGTATGAAAGTCCGTATCAGCGTCTTCTTGATAAGCAGCAATTGCAGCGACGTCTTTAATGTAGTGAATGATAAGTCGAAATTCAACTTGACTATAATCATATCGAATAATAACATATCCTTTGGGCGGATGAATTAATTCTTTAGCGGCAGGTGACAATTGCTGAGAGTTAGGTCGACGACAAGACATACGTCCAGTCCTAACAATCTGGTTGTAGTCGGGATGCATCAGGCCGTTAACATTATGTTCTTTATACGGGGCTATGAAAAAGTTATGCAAGGTATGCAGCTTACGATAGGTTTGTATTTTTTTAACGATAGTTGTAAGCTCTTCTGATTCTTGGACAAACGGGTGTGCTCGGTAGGAAGTTAAAGTATCTTTATCGAAAGATGGATCACCTTTATCAGTATATCCTAAAACTGGAAGACCGTACTTATTACATAGTACTTCAAAACAATCTGCATTCGTGTGTGGTCGAATTGGAATTCCAGTTAAATGATCAAGCTCCTCTTCAAGTTTTGATAAATGATATAATGTCGTTAATTGTTTTTTGTCTAATTCGAGTGGGTCAACATATAAGCCGGTTACTTCCATATCGTATAAGACCGGAGTAAGTTTTGTCTCTGTCTCCCAGACTCCAAGCGTTTGCTCATGTCGTCGTCTTAATATATGTCGGTGCAATTTTCTATTACTAAGAACATCTTGACAACCGTACTCTCCAATTATATCGCCCGGCACATCACCGTAGTCTTTACTATTGCATCCAGTTAAGTATGCATTCAATCGATTCTCAACTTTTGAGATATCTTCTTCAAGCCATTCTAACGATAATGCACTTAAGCTATATTCATATCGATCTGACTGTACTATTTTTGAAAGAGCTAACGTGTCAATCAATTTACAATTAAAATCGATTCCATCTTGAGCAATAAAATGAGCATCGAATTTTATGTTATGGTTCACCCATTCTTCACAGCTATTAATAATTTCATCAATCCAATTTAAAACAGGTTGCAGCGGCACATTCCATTTCTCATGATTACATCTAATAGGTACGTACCAAGCGGGTTGATGTTTATCCGCAGTTATGCAAATGCCAGCAACACGGTGACCGTGATATGGACGAAAAGCCTTAACCTTTCGATCAAAGGACGTAGTCTCCATATCACAGTACAAGTGTGTTGCGTTTTTAAGATTAGGCAATTCGCTAACATCTTGAACTAATCGCCCACCGTTTTCAAAATTAAGCATTATTTAAATCTCGTATCAATCCTTGAATATAACTCTCATGCACGATGCATACACCCGCTTGTTTAATTAAATCTTCTCCGAAGCCATCTCGATAATCTTCACTCCAAACGACACCTATAATTTTACCGCAGTTCAACATCACGCTGGCACAATGGTGGCAAGGTTTTCTCGAGGTCCATAAAATACTGGGTTTAGCCAAATCGTTATTGAATTTAGCGATTGCATTTACTTCGGCGTGCGCACATCCACAAGCGGCGACATTATCAAATTTACAATTATCATTTGGTAGGCCACGCGGCGGACCGTTATATCCGATAGCATATATCGCCGAACAATCCGTTGGAAAAATTATACATGCGACTTGAAGTCGACCGCATGTCGATAATCCAATTAAATGCTTACCCATATCGATAAGCGTTTTAATCTTTTTCTCCTGACGCTTCATGTTTAGTTCTCCTTAAAAGTAAGTGCACGATTTCTTGTACAAATTGTTGATCACTACTTGGAAATTCTTGTCTATCATTCATCGTATAAACAAAATCTATATCACATTCCCAATCAGTACCGCCATGAGCAAGATCTCGATAATATTCGTTTACGTCGATTATTTGTTGAGCTTCAAATAATTCGTTACGCTGATGATATTTTTCATCGAGTTGTTTTTTAAGCCAGTCTTGTTCAGCTACAATTAATACAGTGACTGATTGATTGATTCGAAGCCAGCCGTCAAGTTCACGATAATCATCTGGACTGATTTCTGAGTGACCTCGAATCGTGTTGCCGTAAGCGACCTCAGATAAGATAAATCGGTCCATACATACTCGCTGATTGATAAACGGTATATAGTCTTCGAAATAATCCCAAACATCGGCTTTCGGCAATTTACCAAAGTGTTGATAAATTATTGGGTAACGATACAGCAGCGTCTGTTTGATTAATTCATTACATAAAGTTGTCTTGCCAACTAAATCTGTTCCTTCAATGATTAGCATTATTTAATGCCTCCAATAAAATAGGTGAACGTGGCTTATGTACTGGTTTGCCAAATTGATGACTACAGCAGACGACTATGTCATATAAAAAATCACTAAGCCTAATGCACTCTTCAATTCCAGTTAAGCCTTTTCGATAGCGGCCCTCTGCACAAAGTGCTTGCTGAATTTGTTCATGCCAATCCATCGTAAGGTCATTACTCCACTCATGTTCGAGCCGCCACCAATCTGTCTCATAGTGTTCACTATGAAGAGCTTCTTCAGCGGCCACCCAATTCTTTTCATACAGATGCATACTGCCAACTTGATGCGTATATACTCCGCACGGTAATCCAAGCGCCCGACTAACTAACTTTTGAATACACGTAAATGTAAATATATCGTATGGAAGCCCAAGCCAAGCATCGTTACTTCGCATCGTCGTTATCAAGTGTAGATACCCATTGCGTATAAAAAACTGCAAAGAAAGTGTGCAAGGTAGATCTTTATGATTTTTCATAACAGCGTAATGTAAGTCATCGGCATTCCATAATGTTAAGATTGCCTGCCTTGAATCGGGCGTATGTCTTAAATGATTTATCAATAAAACTAATTGAGAGGTGTTCTTAACGATACTGAGATTCTCATATAGACGCCACCCATAGGCGCCATGCGCTTCACCGTCTTCAGCAAACTTTTCATATTGAGGAGCATACGCTTTTATCATCTCGATTTTTTTAGTATGTTTCATATACCATAAAAATTCAGCACAGCCGTATATCGGTGATAGTTTACGCCGACGATTTAATAAAAAATTATTAGCTGGCGAATATAGTTGTGTACTGAATCCGATTAGCTCTTTTGTTTTCCCTACTCGACTATTAGCATCTGGAGCTTCCAAAAGCTGTTCAATTGTATTCATCCATAAGCGATCAATGCATCTCCACATTTCAGTTCTCCCTAAAAGGTGGTAAGTAATTTGTTAAGTTAAAAATCTTTTCAACTGGACGATTCGTTTTTTGATATTCGTTACCTATCCACGCATCGCAACGACCGCAATATCTTGACTCAAAATCTTCATCCCCCCAAGCGTTTTCAAAATACAGTTTTATCTGTTCGCCTAACCATTGTCCAGTAGCTGGCACTACGCCTTTACCTATTTGCCCAACTGGGTCAGGACCTACTGGTATAAAGCCTTTAGGCCAGCCCATCAGCTTCGCTATCTCGCCGACAGTTAACGGGCGTGGTAATATGTGGTGAATTAAACGGGCGCTTGTAGAGCATATTGTAGGACAGTGGCCGTCTATTTTTAATCGAGTAGGACAATGCAAACTGAATGGAATACCGGAAGTTCGAGTTATCCATTTTTCATAATGCTCCGGAGATATTTTTTCAAGGTCATCTTCGTTGTGCATAGCGAAACTATTAAAGTCATCGCCTTGACCAAGATGCGGTACTAATATTTTTTCAGTTGGAGTTAAATTGACATAAGTATCTTGTGTGTAATCGAGATTCGATTTTCCGTAGACCTTACCTTCGTGTACTTTCCTTTTCATCAACGGTTTTAATATGTCACCGACTGTTACTCGAAACTTCGGTAAGACTGGCGGAATTATGTTAAAGTTTCGATTCTTTTTATACGCAACGAAAAAATATCGCCTACGCTTTTGAGCATTACCTTCAGCGGCTGTATTGACGAACAAATGAGCGATCCTATATCCATTTGGAACAAATAAATCGTCTCGTAAAATATTAAGCAATTGTTTACCAATAGAAAATGCTTGCTGCACGCTTTCAAAAGCTATCAAGTCTAAGTTATTATGAATCCCAAACTCGCATAGGTCCCAAATATCTCTTGTAGGTTTTGCTGTTGGTCCTCGCACTGTTCGATCTGAACCAGAACTATAACTCGAAAAAGCTGTACATCGAGGATTCCCATAACAAAAAGAACAGTCTTTATAAGTCGATTTAAAATCCGCCCATGCTTGCCAACTATCCGCATTCATAAACTTCGTATCATGAGCTTCGCACGTTTGCCTACCAAAGTTATGAATCTCTAATTGTCCTACGATGTCATGGACTTGTTTCATGCCCATCGTAAAGCCACCTGCAAATACGTGAATTCCGATTCCTTTCATGTTTGTGTCTCCAACCAAGATTGAATTTCTAACATACTTTTAGCAGGCAAAAATAATTCGTCCCAACGCTTATGCGTACCAGCGCACGCATGCCAACCATCGCGGCATTCTTTTACATCAACCGTTCGCATCGATTCATATCCTGTAACTCCACCTTCAGTGATTGCTATCCACCAAGAATCTAAAGAGTCATGCCATCGTCGTTCAATTCTTACTGGAATAAATTTAACTTGCCCAGTTATACAATGCGTCCTTCGAGCTTGTACATATAGATGACTCATTCGATGACGATGACGATTTAGTATTTCTTTTAAATTCGGTGGCTTATAATCCGCACCTTTATCGCGTAACCGAATGTCATCTTTTTTACGTGCGTTCTTTGTTAAGTTTGAATCACAGATTTCATTAAGGCCACGAATAAACGGTAACGCAAAAGCAATGGCTGTTCCGATTGTAACAAACCCGAGATCACTTAAGCCATCTAACACTTCGATCTCATTCTTATCAGCTAACGCCTGAACCGTTTCGCCTAATTCTTCAATCAATAATTGAGATCGGCGTAATCGTAGATCGTCATGTATTAACATTTGAGCTTCAATATGCTTTGATATGTTTATTAAACTTTTTGCAGCCTCTCCTAACATGCGATCAACGTGTTCATCAGTTTTAAGTCCACCTAACAATACGTGTCGAGTGAAATTATGCTTTTGCATGAACTTGTCTGTTTTCTCTACTAACTCTTGCATTTTCGATCTCCTTAATATTATTGTTCCAATGACTTGTAGTATTTTTAGAATTACACGACCAACAATTAGATAGCGTTTCTTTACTAACAAAACAACATCCGCATGTACGACAGTATAACATATAAAATATTTTATCTTTGATCTTGACGCTCGTTATGTAAATTGATTGAGGGTTTTAAAATCGCACCGTTGTTTTGAATGTCTGCCCATGACCAACTCTCTGCACCTTCAACATGAAGCCTAAATTTTATCTCATCTTTAGATAATTCTGGATGATTTGTGTCTCGCAATACTTGCTGAACTTTTTCTGATATTTCCCTTTTTTGTCTAATTGAAAACATTTTGTTATCCTTAAAATTCCTCTGCAATAAAGTCTGGTCTATCACACATTTTCATTTCATCTGACGTAAGTAAGTTCTTTAAAAACTCAATAAATTTTGGAGACTTTCGATAAGCACGCCCATCACGTTGTAAAGCATGTTTACGAACAAGCAACGATAGTAATTGAGTCGCCGCGCTTTTCTCCCAACCGCACCAGTCGCAGATATCTCGAAGTTCAATTTGATTTGTGTATAGCATTTGCTTTACAAAGTCGACTGGGAACGGAGTTTGTAGAATACGCTTGCCTAATATCTCAGCATCAAGTAACGTGTTACTCATATTAAGCGCGGCTGAAAAATCTTTATATCCAAATATAGTATCTGAATAAGTTTTTTCAAGAAAGTTCGAGATATATTTAACGTGTGCTTCATGTACGATTAAAGTTTCAAAATCATTAGTTGAAAAAGTTCTACAAGCTAAGGAGGTTGCTAATCGTAATAGCTTAAATCGCATCGACCCTCTATCGACAATAGGAATCGCTTCAGTAAATATCGAACATAGTCGAGTCGCTTCAGTAAGTGCTGCATTGACTGCATTTTCAGTAAAGGTTATTTGATCAGGTTCTCGAGTCCATGCCCATAAAATTAAATTTCGACATAGGCTCTTCGTAAAGCGATGTTTTACTTTAGGTCGATATTGTTGAAGACGGTTTAATTTGTCAACTTCGATTTGATCAGCAGAGGTTAATAGAATAGCGTCGAATCGTCTGATGTCTTCAAGCCCACCAATTAATTCCTTCACTGCTTCGATACCAAAATTATAAACGGATAGCGGTCGATCACTTCGTGGATTGCTTACCATTATTAATCGCGTGCGAGCATGCGTTCTCCTTTTTTCAATTTTTGGAATCTCTGCTACGCCTGACGACCGCATATCCGTTAATTTACCGATGACTTCAGTACTCGTTCCTTTAATTTCTTCAAGAATAACAATACGCTTATCATGCGTGGGAATCACCCCCCACGTAACAAACCAACGCGAGCCGATTTGCTGCAAGCCACCTAACAAACCAGCAACCGTTGCGTTTTTACATTCAACTCTTTCGCCTAATTCATAATGCTCCATAAGACGTAAAATTGTTTCTGACTTGCCCTGTGAACTATCGCCCGTAATTAAAGTTTCAACCCATCCTTTTGTTAACTTATTATCAAATTTAAATAATAGTGCACTGTGATACGTAAGGTCTATAAGAAAATGTAATGGTTGTCGCTCAAAGATATGTGTAATGTTTGCTGATAGATCTGAATAGATTCGATTTAAAATATCGTCAAGTCCTTCAAGTGTCCATTTCTTAGGTTGAAATATTTTTAATTTCCGAAGTTCAGTTTTTGAAGGTTTATAATTTGACAAAGCATCTTTTGTTGTTTCCGATTCACTGGCTAAAATAATTGATTGCTGTGTTTTAGGATGCGGGTACATTCGGCCGATAAACTCATAGTTTTCATTCGTCTCTAAACCATGTCCGATACATAAAGCAGGTTGTAGTATATCATCGACTGAACGCGAGCTTATTTCAAGTTGAGGTGATAACCTAACATCTTCGACATTAAAATATTCAACAGGAGCAAACTCAACTACTTTGCAATGCGGTAATTTTAAACCTGACATAATTGCTTCATGTTGAGAGACTTTTGAAGCAGCTACCATTTCTAATATAGCGGGCGATTCAGGATGTAAGTCTAAGACTGTGATACCGTCATCATTCGGCGTTTCAGCGTACACTGGGCAGAGGCTGCAACAATCTTGATTACGTTCACAAAATACGTTTAGCTTTTTTGGGATCACGTATGGGGCCGTGTCCATTGCTGAAACAGTTGCTTTAATCTTAATTCGTTTACCAGTATGTTCAGCTTTCGATGCTTGATTTAAATGAAGGTTAAGTATGTTCCCATCATCTATCTGATCGAACTTAGTCGTCATTGACCATTCAGCCGTTTCAGCGATGAGGTGTAAGAAATCATTTGAAGTTTTTTGTTCAATCCCAAAGTAATCATTAATGTCACCTTTAGGATACTTATCTAAATCAAGTGGTAAGTTTATTTTTCCAATAAAGTCTACATCTTTTTTGAGACGAGCACAAACTGAATCTGCTGCGATATTTCCTTCTTTGTCAACATCAAAACAAATGTATACGCACTTCCTTAAAAATCGTTTATTGAAATCGACATGCCAGTTGCCTTCGCCAGATGTAGCAGTTATTGCTCCGATGCCGTGTTTATTTAATTGATCTGCAGCTACAATTGCTTTGATTTCACCGCCACATACTATAACTGTTTCGTATTTTAATTGCTCGAGTGGAAATAATCGAAGGCGCCCATGACCACGTTTGTTTTTCATCTTTTGTGGGCCTGGTGCACTTGGTAAATAACGTCGAACATTTACGCATAAATCATTATCGTTTGTTATCGGAATTGAGATTCGACCATTATCTAATCCTAGTCGATATTTTCGTATGAGGTCATCAGTTACACCCCGCTTATATAATTCTTTAAGGAATAATTCCGCCGTCCAAATTGCTTCGTGCCATCGTTCAACTGCGGTACTATCGATTACTTGAACACTTTCAAAATTATAACGAGTTGAAAGCTCCTCCCACATTACTCGCCGAGTCGTTTTTAATATCTTGGCTAAAAGCGTAACTATATCGCCTGTTGCTTTACAGCCAGCGGTATGGCACTTAAACAAATTCTTTTTAGTATTAACACTGCAGCTGGGATTCTTATCGGCGTGAAATGGACACTTGATTTTCACCTCATCATCCGTGGCGAACTCATACGTACATTCACATCGCTCAAGCTCAGCTAACGCGCTTATAGTTATAAGTTGTTGTTCATCCATGAGAAAAATAAATTTAGGGCGGGCTCTGAATCAGTTTACTTCTTCCAGAGGGAAAGCGCACCGCCCTAAATTCAAGAAAGCCTAAAATTCGTCAGTAGCTGGTGTTGCAGCTGCATCACCGTCAGCAGCTGGATCATACTGGGCCTGAATACGAGCGTCCTTGTGAAGCTTATCGAATTCTAAATGAATCGATTTGAATAGCTCATACTCATCTTTTTCAACCCATGGCTTCTCAGCGGGATTACCTACATCGAAGCCGTACCAATCACCAAACTTACCGTGACGCAACTTTACAGTTGCTTCAAATACGCAACCATAAAGAGGTGCTTTTCTAAGCTTAATTAAGCCAGCGAATTTACTACCGGCTTTCCATTCCCCACGGGCGAACGAAAGAATTGCTGCTTCGCCGCTTAATGCGTGATTACGAAGTTGAATGATAAAGTTGAGATGTTCAACATGACGGATAAAAAGCTTGCCCGTCGAATCATTCGGATGTGGTTCAGCTCGAAGTTTTGGATTTCGGGCTTTGCCTACAATAGGATCGTTTGCATCAACTGTTCGGTATCGAATAGATGATTCTTGTCCTTTCATTTCGATAGGATTCCAAGATATCCATTCAGGATAAAACAGAATCGGTACGAATTGAAAGCTCGTGATCGATCCTTCAATTTCACGACCTTTGTTATCTCGAGGCATCTCTGCCACAATCGCATTCGTTGGCGATAAAATAACATCACCTCCGGAAAACGATTTAAGTAACTCTTCGCTTGCGTTTCTTTGTACGATTTTTATAAACGGTGGCACGACGAACTCTTTCAAGTTCTCGATGCCTAACTGCTCTTCACCATTCATAAAATCGGGAAGTTCGAACTCCGGATTAACTTTCGTAATTTCTTGACTAACATCCTTTTTTGCCATTTGTCATTCCTTATTTTTCGTTGGTCGTTGACTGATTAGTTGAGCAGAGGCTTCTTCCTCCTTTCCGTCAGCCTCCTTTAGTAGTGATAATCTAAGCTGTTCAAATTTCTCAAGAATAAGATCTAACTCTTGATACGCGATAAGACGTACTTTATAAGTTGGGTAGGTATCGTCAACTGAAATGCCCGGTGGTAATGGTTTTCCTTCTTCAGACATTTGAGATATTTTTTCGCAAATGCCCGGCCAATACGGTTTAACAATTTTGCTATCAACTGCTTCTGCTGAAACATTGAAAAACTTTATAAACTTATCAAACGCCTCAGGATCTTTTTTCTTATTTGGCATCTTAACGCCGAGATTAACAGTAGGCGTGCCAGTAGCTAATGCTGTACGAATAGGCTCGGTTTTATTTTGAGTAATGTATAACGCACATAATACATTTTCAAACATATGTCCTATGCCGTCGCATTCTTTTCGAAGGTCATCTGCAAACTTTGAGATATTTCTCAAAATAAAAATGATGTTAACCATTTCATCGAGTTCAAACTTGTGTGCTCGAAGGTCATCGCGTAAATGTGAGATCATCGTGTATTGATCTAAGTACAATTGTTTAATCTTAGAATATGCTTGAATACCGTCCAAGATCTGTTTAGTCGATGATTTCATGTCGTTCTCCTTTTGTAAATTGTTTTTCTACGTAACAACTGTCTATACTGTTAAACAGTAATGCTTTAAAACTTGGGTATGCTTGAGCGATAGTAATCATTGCTATTGAAACAACTAAAATCGAACCTACGATACAAATATAGTCTTCATTTGGATTATAATTTAATGATTCAAGTTTGTCTAATATTGCTCGGCCAAAGCTGACATGATGAAAGGCACTACACCGCCGATCATTCGGTTCAAATATAAACGTCAGTTCGCCAAATTCTTCAGCGCTGTTAATATCTAAATTTGGCTTTGGATGTTCTACTACAAATACTCTACACATTGTCGTCACCTATACTTGGGATTGAAGTTAAAATTCTTTCCATAATAACTCTGACGTCTTGAAGCTGTAACGCAGATATCTGCTTGTTCAATACACGGGTTGCTATTTCTTCATCGATAGTGCCCGGAACAATTAAGTCAGTGACTTGAACTGATACTCGAGTACCGCGTCTAACTGGTCGATCTTCGCTCTGTGATCGATGAATCATTGACCAGCCTTGAGAATAATATATCGACTGTGTCGTATTGCAGCCGTGGTCTTTTTCAGTGTCAGCCCATTCAGGTATATGACCCCATAGATCTAAACCGACTCCGCCGGCCGCTGGGTTACCTATAAACACTCTGACTGCTGAATCCATATTATACGTGTCCTGAGCGGCTTGTCTATCATCATCTGAAGTGCCGCCGTAATATAACACGTGTTTAATACCTTCCTCTTCAAATCGCTTATGGAGCATCTTAATAACGGCGACCCAGTTTGTCCAGATAATTGTTTTTTCTTCTATCGGTTTATTCTTAATCAATTCAACAAGAGCTTCAATTTTTGGATTCGGAGTTATTTCTTCAAATTGAGACTCAGCATTGAGCAAATTACCGTCATCATCAAATTGAGCGTCCCATTTTAAATATCCTGCAGTTATTTGAGAAAGCCGTAAAAGCTTAGTTAAAATATGACTGGCTGTCAGTTGTTTATTTTCTGTCTTTGAAAGTTCGTTTTCGATTTCTAACGCTAACTGACTTTGAAGTTTCATATAGCATTCGCGTTGAAACGGCGTCATCTCAATTTCAAAAATATCATATGTCTTTTCAGGTAACTCCGGCATGGCTTCTTTTCGCGTAATCATAAAACAAAGACGGGCGAATCGTTCTTGCAATAACGGTAAATTTTGATAACCTGTTAAAACGTCGTGTGGGCTATTGTCATGTCGAACAAATCGTCCATAGTATTTTTTAAAAGCTTTGTAGGTAGTAAATCCACTTAAGCCTTCACCGAGCCATTCAAGCTGAGTCCAAGCATCGAATAAATTATTAGCGAGCGGAGTTCCAGTTAAACCAGTACGAGCTTTAACTAATTCTCGAAGCTCTTTCATTTTATTCCAGCGCTTCGTATAATGACCTTTTATCATATGTGATTCATCAAGTGCACAAAGGTCCCACTCTATCATACGAAGAGCATCCCAAGAACGTAAGATTGTTTCATAGCTGCAAATCACTACAGTGTATTTTGAATCTTCATCAGACTTAAAAGCTTCAACCATTAACTTGACGCGTTCTAATTGACCACCGCGTAAGATAGTTAATTTGCCAGGCTGTACTGCAAACTCTACAAATTTATTTCGCCAATTAACTCGCATATTTTTAGGTACACCAATCAATGCTCGATACATTCGATTCTGATCATTATATACGCGATTAGCTTCATAACATGTTCGTGCAATGATAATCGGTGTTTTTCCAGTTCCTTGCTCCATCCATAGATTAGAACCTTCCTCAAATATTTGAGTAAACAATGCGACTTTCTGAAAAGACATGAGCGGCTTATTTGGATGATCGATAAAATCGTCCGGCATCTCAGGGATTTCACCGTTTAACTTATAAGCAGCTTTAATTTGAGAATTGATCGTTTGCTTTAAAAATCGAGTTAGTAAAAATTCATACAGCAACTTTGCTTCAGGGCTAAAAGAAAGCTGTTCATTCGTCCAAACAGCGTTTATTAAAAGTGCTGTAAAATCTGTTCCGGCTACTTGCCATAGAGTTGGGAAGCCATAATCGTTTTGTTTATGTAATGGTTTTCTTTCAGGTATGCGCTCAACAAACTTTCGCACAGACCATGATGCGCTCAATCTTCGACCTTCAAAAGATACTGCAAAGAAGTCTAAAATGAAATGCTTTCCAGTGTCATTAAGCTCGATGTGGCATCGGTCATTTGTTCTAAAGTTGATGGGCTTAAAAAGCTGTCGCGTCTTATCATTAAGAGGTTCAATAAAGCGCTGTGTAATTAAATCAACGTTCTCTGTTTTCATCGTTCTATATCCTTTGTCCTATATTTTGTTCGATTCAGTATATTATATCAAAAGTTATTATTAATGTAAATAAAAAAATCTTAAATTTGAAAAAATTTTTTTCTGTAAGGCCGCATAAAAATAGAGGGCATGCACTCAGGTAAGGCCGGTTGTCGGAAAGGATTCTGATGCATGCCCTCGTCATACTTAAGGTACATTATGATTTTTATTTTGAACTTTACGTGAGTGTTGATAGTGCACAATCACCGGGTCTTTTATACGTTGCATCCTATCGAAAATTTTACAGTACTCGCCCGGCATTGTAGTAAAATCATTACCCAAAACTTTCTCAAGATTTCTCTGATCCCATACCTTTGGATTCAGCGCTTGCTGTTTTTCCCAACGACGTACGGTATCTTTGACTTCTTCACAATTGCTTAAAAATATTGTACCGCTCAATACCTCAGTTCCTTGAACGCTGTGCTTATAGCATGACCTATCGAAAACATAGACTCCAATTTTAACATAAGTAAGTGTACTCCAATTATCGAAGAGCTCTGGGAATTTTAAAAACTCAGCATCAGCATCAACGTATACGATATTTAAATCTGGAAACTTATCAAGCATCCTTAAAAGGAACGTTGGCTTATAGGCTGTATTCTTATACCATGTACCTAAATTTTCGATTCCTTCGATATAATGCGGAACATGATGTCGTTCAAGTGAGCGAATTAAAACTTGTGCACTTGCCTCGTATAAAGTACCTCTCGTATAATATCCGACAACTATAAACTGGCTCATATTAAATTCCTATCAACATTATCATTTACATAATAATTTTTGAAGTACTTATCGTACCCATAGTTAGAACAACGAATATTACAATCCGGACCTTTTCCACCGCGATTAATAACTTCATGAACAATCTCGATATGCTTCGGACTGCCCCAAATATCGCTTAAGGCTGACCAACCGTTTTTACCACAATCGGCGAGTAATATACTTTCATCGCATCGTCTATCGACACAGGCATACACTTTGCCATCACTGGTGACAGTAACAGTTAATGGTGTCAAGTAGCAATAAGCCGGCAGTACCTTTTTATAACTTGTAGTAAACTTATGCCGAATGCCTACAATTTCAAATTTACCGGGCACTTCGAGTTCTTTAATTGCTCGAGTAATTTGACGCTCAACTTCTTTCGTGTCAATTTTATTAAGTTCACTCATAGGTAAGTCAGCTGGACGGATTTGAACGTATCGACAACCTGCGACTTTAGCTGTCTTACAGCTTTCAAATATCTCATGATACGATTGTGGCAAGATTAATATTTTCCAACCTACATCATTCCTAAAGTTTAAACTATTAATTAAAGTAGTCAATTCTCTAACATTACCTATCACGCGTTCCCATGCATTAGGCGGAGATTGTTTAATTTTTTGATACGTTGCACTGCTGCCCGCGTCCATACTGAATCCAACAAACTTGGTGTAAAAAGCAGCATGCAGTTTCAAGTTCCAATCGAGTCCATAACCGTTAGTCACTAAGCCGATTTCAATTCCTGAAAAATGTAAGCTCTTTAATAATTCTGGTAAGTGATCATATAGTAAAGCATCGCCTTGACTTCCAACTATACAGCAAGCTTTTACTCCGAAGCCATTTACTTTCCAAGTCTGTAAAAAGTACGGCAGCGTTTTCATTAATCGTTTTGATAAATCCGGCAGTTCTTTATTGCGTATTTGTTTTGTTCGATGATGACAATGTCCACAATGAAATTGACAGCGTCCACTGACATCCAAGTTAAAAACTACCGGCGGCAAATACTGCCCATTAACTATAGCTTCCATTCGGCTGCCATGGGTTAAAACTTTTAGACTATTGAACGGGTGAAAATCACTACCTTGAATATCTACGCCAATATTTTGCGACACCACATTGCTCCTTTCTCTTTTAAAATATTATTCTTATGCCAGTTTGGATAATGGTATACCTCGTAGCCCATTTTTTTCAAATCTTTAGGATACCAAGTACTACGATGAGTTTGATAATAATGATTGTTAAATCCTCTATCATCTCTAACTTGTGGATGATCTCCAACAGGAATAAAAAACATTATACACTTGGTTGCTTTAAGTTCACAGATCTTTATTAAATCCACTGCATCAGATATATTAAAGTGCTCGATAATATCGATCCCAATAATGCATTCAACCGTTGGAATCGAATTGTATAGTTCATCTTTTAAATCGGCTTTAATAAATTTTACACCGTTATTACGTTGGCTTGCTTTAAGTAAAGCTAATTCACAAGCATCGACACCGTATCGACGTTTAGCTTTAATCCGTTTAATCGTATTACCTGAACCGCAACCAATATCAACGACTGAATCATATTCTGAAGCAAGTTCAATTAACTTTTTAATCGACCAATCAATAGTAGATGCTATAGATTTCTCGGCCATAGCCGTCATCTGTATCCTTTCCTAAATAACGAATCTGTTTAGCGCGTTTTTGCAATATATTAAAAAGATGTTTTTGTGAGCATCCAGCTTTCTCTAACTTATCCCATCGTCCCGGCGCAAAAATCAATCGTTCATTTGTATTATTGATGATAGATTGTAAATGCCAGTAAGCTGTTTCAACGCCCTTCTCAAGAATCGTATGATAAAAGACATCGAGATAAATCGATACATCAAAGGTGCTATCGAATCGACCGAGGCTATCATGTATAAGTCGAGACGATTGTTTAATAGCTTTCATTTTAGCCTCAGCTACTTTTAAATACGGCAAGCTTCGGTCAACGAACGTAATATCGAAATCATGTAAAGATAATCCGACTCCAAAGTATCCATCGTTGCATCCTAAATCGATAAGACGGTTGCCGCTACAAGTAATGATGTCTCGATATATTTTGGTGAGGCGATCAACTGACTTACGAATCGAATAGAGGCCCGGAAAATAATTGTAGCTTTGACCGGTTTTGAGACTTTCAGTCTTACATACATTAGAATATAATTGTTTAATGTATTCAATATCAATACTTGACATATAGTGATACGCGCTGAACGGTTTAATCTTAACGGGAATTTCTTTTATACCCAATATGTGCGCTATCACAGCTCGATGATGGCCGCCGTATATTTCATAGTAGCCATCGCCTATTTCCCAAGCATCAATCGGTTCTCTAATTCCGTAAAGTTTAATCGATTCTATTAATGCTTTTAAAGATTCAGGGGTATGTCCTTTAGGTTTTCGGATTAAATTATACGTTGATTGTTTAAAACTCGACCGAGCACCCATATCAATAATTGGAATATGCGTATGCATCTGTGTTAATGGTGCACCAGCCGTTCGATAAGTACGCGTTAATGACGACCGATTAACTAATAGCTTGTCAACTGATACATTCATTTAAATACCTCACTAACTTTTCAGGATAATCATTCATCACTTCTGGCAATTCTGCTATATCACGAATCGTATCTGCCTCAACTTCACGACGCCATGGCTTTAACATTTTTTCAAAGTGAGCAAACGGCTTAACATTTGGAATAAGAAATGAGCAATTAGAATTTTTTCCAATTCGTTGTTTTGAGCCTTTAAGTATATGCATTTCGCCCGGCGAATATTTTGTCATTTCAATTGCTTTAGTTAAAAATATTCGTCCACTATGCGAAGTTCTAAAAATTTGAGTTAAAGTTAGGTGCCAAATCAATGATGTAAATCCGCAGACTTTATCCTTTGGCCAATTGTCAACACAATGGCGTATTGCTGATATTGTTTGATGAAAATGTATTTCATCACCATCTAAAATTAAAAAGTATTCAGTATCAGTTTCATCTATCATTCGCTGTCGAGCCCACCACGTACCTTTTTGTCCGTAATGTTGTTTTGCCATTTCTCGACAAGTGCCTACTTTCCACGGAGTCTCATCATAATCGAGTAGTACATTTTTAAAAGTTATTTTTTGTTCAGTATCCTCATCTTGTAATTGTAGGATATCCTTAATCGTATACTTATCGTTTGAACCAGTATCATAGATTAAAATTTTATCCACGTAATCGTATACTGACTTAACTGCATAATAAACGAACGGTTCATTACGAACCATACAGTGAACAGTTATTTTTGCCATAATTGAACATCCTTAATTGTATTTGGTCGAGTCCAATCTTGAACGTCTTTATTCGGATAAGCGTTTTCTTTTTTCAGTCGCTTATGTAACGGTAGTGTATATGTCTTTCTTAAATGAGCGTACTCTGGATTATCAGATGGTGATGGATGCCAAGTATGCATTACGGGATAGGCTGCCTGCTTCGCTTTTCTATTATGTAACCACCACCAGATAAAGTACGAATCTTCGCCAGCAAAACCTAAAGCATACCGTTCGTCGAACCCACCGTTAGTAATAAAGTCTGATTTATTAAAGCATAAACAATATCCGCCAAAATTAATCGGTCGCGTTTTTGAATATATAACTGCAGGCCTTACGCCTTGCGGCAAAATATAACATTTGTGATGTAATAGTAACTGAGGTTTTAAATTAACTTGAATATTAGTTACTTGATGTATATCGCAAAACAAAACTTCAGGATCAGTTACAATAATTTTTTCAGCATCTGGCATGTTTGCTATCATCGCATTTCGATCGGTTGCTGGACAATTACTTGCAACTTTAAAAGGTAATTCAGATCGATCACAAAAAGCTGTTTTAATCGAATGAAAATATTTATACCATTTATGAACAATTGATAACCACGCATCACTCGATCCGCCGTCTGCTAAGCAAATTTGAACTTTATTAAAATTACAGCGCTGATTCGTTAAATCTAGAAAGAAATTATCTAAATAAGTTGCTCGATTTTTGAAAGTTAAACAAATCGAGATATTAGGTCCGTCTGGCATTCGATTCCGCCCGTCCTTTCGTGTCTTTAAATTTTAAACAACCTATCCTATCAGTGTTAGTTAATCGAACATAATACAGTCGTTCAATCGTATTAATATATGCTATACCCGTAGCCTTCATATCTCGGGCCCAGTCGACATCCTCGCCGCCCATATCAACGCCGGGCGTGAATTGAACCGCTTGTTCAGATCGAAACATTGTAGAGGCGAATGAGCCGCTTCTATCGTTCGGATTAATCTTTGGGTAAGTATAGCATTCATCTTTGTTGTTTCGATACAATCGAGTATGACAAGTCGTTACACAACCTTTCGGGATTCGCTTAAGTAAAGCAAGTTGTTTTTCTATTCGATAAATATTACTTATATCGTCTGAATCTTGCCAACATGCAAACTCAAGATCTTTCGATATTTCTAACAACGAATTTCGAGCATACGATACGCCTCGATGATTGTCTTTAAAATATCGAATGCGTGGATCGTTAATCTTTTTAACATATCGCTCTGTGTCATCGGTTGAACCGTCGTCATATACTACAATACTTAAATCTGCATGGGTCTGGCCGCGGATCGTATTCAGGCATTGTAGCAATAATCGCCTACGATTAAAAGTTGGAATTAAGACGCTTACTTTACACATCGATAATATATACCTTTCGATTTCCTCTGACTTTATGTTTATATCGTTTAAGAATCGTACCGCCAACAATTGAATCGATTTCTTTTTCAGTCGTTTCTCCAAACATCGGCGGCATAATTAATTCGACAAAAACGTACTTGCGTGCGATATACTTTAAGTTCGCTATAGTATTCTCTAAATCAGTATACGTCGGATCTATTTGATGATGAACGCTTAAATACATTACGATGTCAGTCGACTTGCCAGCGTATTTAAACGGTCGACAAAAATCGATATCTTGCTGTGTGATATTATCTCGAATCGTTTTTGCCATCCGAAGCGAATCACAATTATTATCTACTCCAATAACACGAGCACCTTTCTTACTGGCCTCGAATGAAAAGTATCCGTAGTGACAACCAATATCTAAAACGGCTTGGTTGCTCCAGTCCACAGTTCCTTTTATAGTATTCCATACAAGTGCACTGTCTGCTTTTTGAACTGGGGCAAACGTAAATCCTTGAAACCAATACTTATCTTTTGCCCATTCTTTTATTCGAGTACTGTTCCAAGGCTCAAAGATGTTAATTTCGATTGGATTTATTTTAAAGTTAGTAGGCAGTATTTTTTTCGTTAAAATTTCAATAGTGCTTTGACGTTGCTTACTGGTGTGATCTCTAATCGCCCAACCATATTGAGTATCGTTGTCTTTCGATATACTTAAAAACCAATAATCTTTTTTCAATAATCGAATGCTTGGTTTCTTTTGAAGAATACGCAACCCAACTACTTGCACATTAAAGGTTCCAAACATTTGTGTATTAAACACAGACTCATGTACATGACATAAGGTATGAGCTTTATTACGACCGTTAACATATTCACCTCTCATTTTAAATCTTTCCAATTTAAATACGGTATCTCTTTATTTAACGAACTGATCGAACTGCAACTAATTAATTCGATGTTAGGTCTTGCTCTCTTTAATTGCTTTAGGCCACGTATAAAATAATTTTCATATATCTTTAATCGATTTAAAAACTGACTATTGTTTCGATACTGTGCATGATAATGCATATGTTCATTTATACATAAATCAATTCCAAACAGATAAACTTTCGTGTAGCCTAAAAGCACTGCTAATTGTAAGGCACAATAACCTGAATTAACGCCAGTCCTAAAATCGTTAAACGTGAGACCCATTCCAATTTGACCACGCGCTTTAATTATAATATCAAACATTTCTAATTTATAAATTAACCGTATCCGAGTATCAACTATATGACCATCACGTTCAACTAGATTTTTATGAGCCAGATCAGCTACGAATATTTTAGTGCAGTTAGTGTTCTTAAACAGGTTTATTTGATTGCTGATTTTACTTAAGAAAGTATAATCGACTGTTATAAAATAGGTGGGCTCAGGCACGTCGAGTATAGCAACATTCGTAACGATTGTCTCGATGTTTCTTAATTGTTCAAAATCGAAATTTTTTAAACTGGGGCCGCCGCCGACTATTGCAATTGACTTAGACACGATTCACCGTTATATCATAGGATTGCCAACTATCGTAACCGTCTCGTACTGCTGTCAAAACAAATCGGAGCGAAGTATTGAGAGGACTGCCCGATGGTATACTGCTGTCTGCCATTTCATCTTCAACAGAATAAGTATACGTTTCTCCAGTTAAGCCTGATTCCGTTCTCACGAGAGTGTCACTTTCATTATATATTTTTAGCGTATAAGTATTATTCGTTTCAGGAGTAATACTCGCTGCACTGTGTAATACGATTTCATCAGCTTGAGTTAGTCTATTTCGATGATTCCAAGTAATTGTAGGTTGCCCACTGAATGAAGCAGGATAGCTTACGCTATTAACTTTTAAATCACCGGGCGGGTATGGTCGAATCATTCTATCATCAAATGCAGTTGCAGTATATATCGAAGCTGAGCCTTCAGCAAATTGACCTTTAGAAGTACGAGGTAATATTTTAACTGCAGGCGTATCACCATTCGTATATTCACTACCGCCGATTGCACTTCTTGCACCAATAAACCAAACACGAGTTGTTGATGCATGAGCAGCCGGTACTGTATCAAGTACACCGCGTGATACGTTTACAATTAATGTATCTTCGTCGATTGAATTTATTAAAACACATTCATTTTCGATCAATGCATACGTGCCAACATACTCCTCATCTATATCGTATTCTCCAGTCAACGTGATATCTATATCTGCTGCGCTTAATGGCATCGAGCCTACCAGTGTTCCGGTTGGTGTAAAATCGCTATCGCCATCTGAAATAAAATCATCACCTACTTCATCTCGAACTAATAACTCGTAATCAAGAGCATCAGTCGACGGCGTCATAGCTGCCACCATTAGGAAAGCAGTATTCGCATCCAGTAATGCGGTTGCTTCAGAACCGTAAGCAATTAAGATATCATAATACGGTACTTCAGTTAATACGCGAGCCGGCGCCGCAGCTGGTTCTGATATTGGATCAGTCCATCCTGAAGAGGGTACATCAGAATATAAAGCTGAACCGGGTTTATAAATATCTTCAGTACATTGTAAGATTATATCGCCTTCAGTTAATGACCCATAGTCCACTGTCACCACTCGTAATATTAATTGGTCGATTCCTAATTTTGGCCAAGTAAGTATGAATATATCGTTAGGTCGTATATGCTGCATTGTTCGCTTACATCTGAGTTTGATATTTGGAACGTTACTCGAAGCTTGTCGTAGTTCTCGTTGAGCTAATTTAATAGCCAAAGTATCATCATGAACGCATTTAAAATCTGTCTCCATTGAGACGATCTCTCCTTCTCTATCAATCATCGCAATATCGTGTACTGTTACTGATACTTTTGAGCCAGTTAAATAATCCCGATAATGCACTGTAACTTCATTCGTAATTTTATTAGTCAGTTCTCGATAAAATTCTTCAACTTCGATAATATCATCTGTTGAGAAAGTTTCTAAATACGGAATCGAATAATCATCTCTGGCTAAGTTAAGTGTAAACTTACCAGTTGTTAAATCTTCGTTACATACGCCGTTTATAACACTGAGAACGTACTCAATAAATTTGTCTAACGGCATTGCTTTTGGGTTCCACTCATAAGAAATCCCAAAGTCTTCATCGTATAGCGTATCAGCTGACGCCTCAAAAGACGTTGAATCGATACGACTCGTTGAATGCGCTAACCCAAATATATTACTTGTCATAGCCTCTCTAATAACGTGCGCTGGGTTTAGTGCATTATTTATCTCTGCTTTTGCAATGTACCATTGAGCTGTTCCGTCTGTTAAAACATCTGTACGTTTACAGAAAAACTCGCATTCTTGCGGTGTTGGATTAGTACCATAATAAAACTTGTAAAGAATAACTCCAACTACGCCACGTGATGCTGGGATATCTGAACCCATTGCAGCTGTTAAATATGAATGCGGCGATTGAGTAGAATATCCGTATTGTATTCTTATTCGACCGTTTACTCCACCCATCGATTTATCACCGCCGAATAAACTTTTAGCACTAACCCAAAAAGCAGTTGTACCATCGGCAGCTAACGTCGATAAGCTATTAACTGTTGGTGCTATAACATGTCGTCCCATACTTATTCTTTTAACACCATCGATAGGACCAAGAGAAAGTTTGAAATGCGCAGTATACTTATATTTCCAGCCAGCTACGAAATATTTTTTCTTTGTATTAAACGGCCCACCGCGTTTAGTTGTTCGATGATAATGATCCCAAATAGCTTTGGTTTCAATATCGCCCCACCAAGATATTAAATAGCTCTTAATAAGACAAGACCCAAAGACTACTGAATACGGCCGTCCTTCTTCAATAGATGGAATCTCTACATCTAACGGTTTTATGTCCGGTGGAGCCTTTTCGCCTTTATGACTTAAATACCAAACAGCCATTGAAATTCCAGCGGCTATCGCTGCTTGATAAAGCATCGATAATAGAATAGCGCTTAAACCGCCATCTGCTAATATCATATCATTCATTTATATCCTCTTATATGCAATGGGCTGACCGTATAGTTCTCGTGTAGGCAATTTTACATCGCCCCAGAAATTATCTAAATTTGCAAACTTGTTCTTACAAGTAGTCGGTGTATGATCACAACCAGCTAAAGCTCCGAAACTGTTACCAACGATTGCTCCAACTATTGGTTCAGTTATTGTAATCGTATTCGTAACATGCGTCAAAATCATACGTTGCTTATTTAAACTGTTTATAAATATTTTACCGCCAACAAACCACCCATCCGCTTTAGTTGCAAATGCAGCGCTTGTTATCGTTATCGTTGAGATTGTATCGATAGTTCCATTGACTTGAAACGCTGTAGGATTAACTCTACAAAATGTTCCGTACAGTGGAACGTTACATAATCGACAGGATATTCTCGCACGCCTCGCACGCTTCAAATTTGTAGTTACGGGTTCAGCTAAAACGACAGCGTCTTTACTTTGTTTGAATCGAATCGAATTCAATACTAAATTTCTATACTCTATAAAATTTAGACCGTGACCGCGATAGATAGTAACGTACACTGGGTATTCTGGGGCGGCTGCAACGAACCCAGAGATCGCGGGATTATCAAAATCAGTAGTTATCTCTACTTCATTTCGAGTTGAAACACCCATTAACTTTATTGCATTTCGACTTATACGATAAGTGGGTGACCAATCGTATCCAGCATAGGTAATTATTTCCCCGCAAGAGGTCTGACGATAATGATCTCCAGCTTGAGAATACCAGTGATATAATTCAACAGGTTGACCGCTTGCAACACTTTCTTCAGAAGCTTCATATGTCATTGTTCTATTCTCACAAAGTTTAAACGTGATTCATTTTTAAAGCACTTAATCCATTTGATTTCAACTTCATCTGAAGCAAGTCGATACTTATCTAAAAAACATATTTCACAATCTCCAATGCTTACATCCACCCCTAAAGAAGTATCGATACTTACGATCTCTTCGCTTCCAGATTCGGTTATCCCAGTTATCTCTCGATAAATGTTGGTGCCATCAGGAAATATAAACGCTAAGTCTGTTCTTAAAGAATTAAGACCCATGTTATCAGCTAATCCAATATTGTCAATTGTAAAGGTCGTTTCAGCTTGACCAATAAATTGCGTTTGCACTAAATCAGCTTTAAAAGTTGGAATCCAAACCAGACCTTGTCGACCTTTTAACGAATGTAAAAACAATCTATAGTTCCAACATTCTTCTTTTGTATAATTTTTAAAGATATGCGATTGTGTAACTACGTTATAGTCACTATCTGAAAAAATGTTAAACTTACCTGTGCCAGAATCTACAATTGTTATTTCTGCATTATGATCGATCTCTTGAGTTCCATCAGTATATGTTGCGGCTGTAAGAACTGTATTGCCTTTATATGTTTCATCAGCTGTGAAGCCAGTTAATTCAATATTATCAGTTGCAAGAAATTGACAGTTGATATGCGAAAATCCATCAGCAGCTTGCCGGCCTTTAATCGATGTAGGCATCTGCATTATTCGTACTGGCATAATTACTTTAGTGCCAGAGTATGTACTTTGAACTGGAGCTTCTAAATTCAATACTGAATCTGTTTTAGTATCGATTTTTATGATTTCAAAGTTATCTTGATCTTGATAGATTAACGCCATACTCTCGTCTCTAAAATCAGCGAAAGTCGTATCTATGGTTATGCTCATAGCGCCGGCTGTTATTGTAGTTGAATGTTCAACCCACTCTGCCCAAACAGGTACGCCCCAAATTAATTTCTGCCATGTAAATATGGCCGACTCAAACGTAGCTTGTCTCTGTTCAGTCGATAAGAATACTGCAAGATTAAAAAATTGTCTAGGAATATATCGTAATGATATGCGCTGTTCTTTGCCGCTTTTACCTTTAAGTATTTGTGTTAGCCAACTTAACTTTTCAGTCATGCCAACTAAAGGTTCCCAGCCAAAAGTAATTATTCGAGTTCCAGTTATTATAAGAACTGGAAGTTCAGATGCGAAATCAAATGTTATAGTAGATAAGATTTCGACTGAACCGTCTTTAGGTACATCGATCTCATAATCTAAATACTCTAATCCTTGCATCGTGTATGGAGCAGCTTGGCCCGTTAAAACGAATTCAGCAGGGTTCGTTTTATTAATAGCTGTAAAAGTTTTCGATACGAACCATGAATTCCACAAAATAAATTCTTGGTTAATTGGAGCCAATACTGGGCCCAGTGGAATGACTAATGGATTAAGATGAATACGATAATAATAATCATCAAGAAAAGTTTCGACCTTAGTTCCTATTTCAGCTGTCGCGTTCATACCTATATCGACATACGTTTGTTGACTATTACCGATAAGAGGAACGGATGAAACTGGAGTTTTTAAAGTAGGTGCGTCTTTATCTTGGTTTTGTATCGTTTGTGAACATATTAAGCTATTATCCACAAATACTCCAGAATTTAAAACGCCATTATAATTCGCCATTACGAAACTTTCTTAAAAGCAAAACCAGTATTTACATTTAGAACGTCCGCTACATCTGCTACGCTATCAGCTGGGAACACTAACCATTCATCGCCGCCGTATGTTATAACATCAGCTGGGTCATAGTTAAGAACGTTTAAAACTCTTACTCCAGCGGGCTCTCCAAGTAGTGTATAGTTACTATCACTTCTTTCAAGAAAAACGTACGCTGGACAGAATGCTGGGATATTATTATAAAAGTTCGGAGACTTCTCCCAAAAATGCGAAGCAATTTGCGCTTGTGAAAAAACCGCATTAGCTCTTTGAGAGGCAACCGCGGGAAACATTATTTCAGGAGAGGAAGAAGCTTCAGCAACTCTCCAGTCTGCAGTACTGTCTGCATCTACGTAAACAGCTCCGTGAACGTCGCCTGCTACTAATCCTGAAAGGTAATGCGGTACATACCAAGCCGAAGAATTTGTATATTCGTAATATGGATCAAGTGTTTGATAGGACGCTGTGAAAAACATCCCACCAGTATACACGCCTTCTTTATCTAGCATTCCAAAAGACATGAACTGAAAAATACCTGAAGTTATTTCAACGACTATATTCACGGTGTTATTTTCAGAAAAGAAATGATATGACGGAATGGCGGTTACCGACACTGGACTGATACACATTCCAAAAGAGTCGCCACCCTGTGCGATATTTAATGCATAGCCCGGTTGCTTATCCCAGTCGTTACCACCATTGTATCCAGTTGAACCATTAACTATGATTCCAGTGACTGCACCATTTACGCCGTTTGTATTATCTTCGGTTATAGTAGCTCCGTATTCATCAGTCGCTGACCTAAAATTAAAATACATAGTAGTTAAGCCAGTGCCCGGACTTTTTTGAACGTGCAAACGATCGCCGGTTCCGTCTGAAGTGTATGAGTTTACTGACCAACCATCGGCTATTAAAAATAATCTTAATTTGTCAAGTAGGTCATCAGGACCCGTTGACGTTCCCGTTTGATAAGACATTCTTTACTCCTTTTTGATACACATGAAATCAGCTCTATCTGCATTCGGCGCTATTGGAAACGCGATGTACGTATCACCGTTTATTGTAAAAGTATCTTCAGCTGCAATTCCACCAAAACCAGGTACCGCAAAGCAGCCTTGTAATTCTCCAAAAATATTATTGTTTGGATTTTGCATCATCACGATTAATGGAAAAATCGGATATGATCCATCGAGATTTTCTCGTAATGCAGTAGAGAAAATATTATACGGCATATCGTCACCGCCGCTTGTAGAATATGTTGATGAACAGTACGGCCAAACAGTATTCGTAGATCCATATACAGTAAGAGATGTTCGATTAGCTGTCTTTATCCATGAAGTCCCTTGTAATATTTTTAAAGATGATCTATCCGAAGCATCCGCATCAACAGCTCCTGTACAAACCTCTGCACCGTCGCCGTCAGGATTCGGAAAGCCACGATGCTCTGCTTCGACTGAACTGTATCGAGGTGCTCCAGCACCGTCAGAGAAACTTCCACCTACAACTAAGGGATACGGAAATTGAGTTGGTAAACCGTACGGTAATGCAAAACCTTGATATAACATTTCATACGAAGTTGAGACCTTAGCAATTACGACATATCGTCGACCGTTTGCCAAGAACCAGTAATCTATCGGGTCATCCCACATAAGTAACTTGGGCCAACAACCTTGAACACTGCCTGGTTGAAGTTGCATAGTCTGTCCAGACACGAAGCCAGTCATTCCGTTTAGCTTCCAATTGTAGTAATCGTCGCCCGCGTGATAGTAGGTTTGAATACCTGTAAAAATCTCATCAACTCCAGAAGCACCGGGACCGTTAGCAATCATTTCATAGCCACCGTCTGCATCAAAGTTAGTATCCCATCTTTCAATTGTCCAACCTTCTCCAGATGCTTGCGGACTTAACTCCGATATTGAAGTATCTCCAGATGCAATTGCTCGAGCTGGGTTACTAATAAAATCTTTAAGACGTAATAGCAACTCTCTGTAATCAGTAGCCGTTCCTATTTCATAAGCCATATTTTATTCCTACAATAAGTCGTGTCTTTTCATTGTGTTAAGTATTACTGTATCGCCTTCAGGACTATCCATAGCTCCAACGATTTCTGTTTTATCGAAAATATTATTGACTGTTACTTTCGGTTCAACATTAATATTAGGTTGTGCAGCTTTCACTCCCAGCTCTCCACCGTTCGTTCTGGTTAGTGGCATAATCGCTTCAGGTTTCTTTTCTCCAATTAAAGCTGTATTGCCATTTGCAGTCGGTAAGAAGGTTGGGCCCATTGCAACTCCACCTGAAGCAAATGGAATAATTTTACCCATTCCGTATAAAGCTCCAGCCGCATGCGCTGGATATATGTTTTGTGTTCCGCCGCCGCCAGTGTCTGTAGGAGCGCCGCCTATTCCAAGCGCAGACATAATCATTTTAGCAAGCATCATTCGAACTATCATACGCGCTAAGTCAGCTAAGATACTTACAGCTAATGCCTTGAAATCCGCCTTACCTGTCATCATAAAATCAGTGATAGCATCAGCTGTTGAATTTAAGGCGTTAACTGCTACGTCAGAAACTCGATTCCAAGTATCGGTTGTTGTCTCTAACCAACTGTTCAAACTCTGCATACTTGTAGTGACTCGGTTCGCCATCTTTTCTTGAGTTGTTAACTGTCGAGTTAAATCGTCTTCTTCCTGCGTCGCTTGCGGAACAAATTTAGCTGGCAGATAATTTGAGCCAGAACCTGTAGGAACTGTTATCGGTTTGATATCTGCACCAGCAAACTTATCTTCGATATCTTGGATCGCTTGGTCCGTTGTTTCAACAAGGAAAGCCATTTGTCGATCGTACTCTTTAGTGTTCTCTTCAATCTCTTTAGTTAAATCTTGAAAATCTTTAGTGGCTGACATATTTAACTTGTGAATATGATCGCCCAATTCTTCAAAGCCTAAATCTTTACCGAGTACATTTTCCCACCATCCTAAACTTTCTTGTACTGAAATTAAAAACGACGCCCATTCCAGTTTTAATAAAGCAATTCCTTTTGACCAAGTTTGGCGAATTTTTAATACACCATCTTTAAACGCGAACTTTATAAGAATCCATGAAGCCATTATTGTTTGAGCTAGTTTTTCCATCCAAATTGCAAACGGCTTTATATTTTCTCGAGCCCAAGCGCTTAAGCGCCAACTTGCAACTGCAACCCCAATTCCAATTAGAGCTATGCTTAAAGCTGTCGCTGCTCCGGCTGCGGCAAACATAGCTACTTTCAAAAGGATTATACCTTGAAGTAATTTACCTACAACAAGCAATGCTGGTCCGACGGCTGCTGTCATTAATGCGAGTTCAATTATAAAGTTTTGAGTGCTATCGTTTAATCCTTCCCACCACGCTAAACCTTCCTTAATTTTTTCATTAGCCTTTATAAGTGCTGGTGCAAGTTTCTCACCGATAATTCTGGCTGCAGCTACCACGTTGTTCCAAAGTATTTTCATTTGAGAAGCGAAGCTCTTTAATTGCTTATTTGCGATCTCTTCTGTAATTCCTTGAGCACGATCTAATTCTTTTCGATAGTACGCTATTGCATCGCCCATACCGATCAATGGCAAAATCGCTTGCTGTGATCGAGCCTGAAAACCTAACGTGGTTAAAGTAGCTACTTTCATTTCAGTTGACATTGGTCCTAACAAACCTGTTAGGTCTCTAACGATATCAGCCATTGGTCGAAGATTACGATTAGCGTCAAAGATATCAATCCCAAGATTTTTCCATGCTGCTCGGTTAGATTGAAAACCTTTTGTCATTAGCCGTAACATTCGACTAAACATATTGCCAGCCTCTTCAGCTTTAATTCCTTGATCGGCGTATGCAGCGAGAACAGCGACGCCCTCTTCAAGTTCAACATTAAATGCTTTCATTGCTGGGCCAGCTTGCGAAGTTAATGATTTAGAGAATTGTAAAGTTGATGCGTTAGCTAACGTATTCGCTCCAGTAAGAACATCTGAAACGCGTGTCATGTTTATCATATTTTGAGTCGCGTTTTCAACTGTCAAACCTAAAGCACTTTGAGCATCGGTTACAAGATCAGTAGCTAATGCCATATCAAACGCACCGGCAACTGCGAATCGTTCAACAGTTGCTAATGCAGCGACGGATTGTTCGGCGGATAAACCCGCTGACGCTAAGAAGAAATAACTGCGAGCTAATTCAGTCGCCGAGGTAACTGAATTTTTTGAGATTGAGATCGCTGTCTTCTCCATCTCTGCTCGCATCGATTTTGTCGCATCTGACATAATCGCAGTTGACTTAGTCATCGCATCGTCAAAACTTGAAAAAGCTTTAACTGAGGCTACGCCTATGCCTAAAATTGGAGCCGTCACACGTAACGTTAATGTCCGTCCGACTTGTTCCATTTTTTTAGCAGTCGATTTCAATCTTGCTTCAGCAGTATTCAATTGCTTAACAAATTGAGAACCGTCTAAACGTAAATGCGCTAACAAATTACCTAAATCAAGATCTGCCATATTATTTCCTTTTAAGAATACCTAAACCTTTTAGCCAGAAAGATTTCGATTTATTAAGGTTCGCCTTTCGCTGATCTTCTTTACTTATAAACTTAATAACGAAATCCTCTACCTTTACTTTTTCAGGTTTCTTAACGATCGTACGTCGAACTTCAGCTGCAATTTGAGCAAGATAAAAATACAGTGGATTAAATCTATTAGGCTCTTCATTTAAATACTGAACCCAATTAACAAACTCACTGGATGTTGTCTGCTTCTTAACCAACTGAACCGGCAACCCGAGGTGAGACGCGAGCCGATACCAACTCCACGCCTCACCCTCTAAACGTTTTTTGGTTCTTCATTTAAGTCACTCAATTCTTGAGCGGTTTCAAATAAAGCTGTTAGTACGTGTGCCGGATACTTTTGAATTGCCTCTCTTCCAACAGGCATATCGTTACTGTCAAATAAACACATTGACACGAGTTCAGCTTGAAGGCCTTTTAAACTCGACACGTCTTGAACCTTGCCATCTCGCACTGTCATACGTGAACGTACGAACTCAAGCCAAACATCTCGGCCTTCGCCGATTAGCTCTTTTAGCGTGTAATTCGATTTCAAATCGTCCTCGTCTTTTAAAACTATTTCTCGTGTTCTTAATACTAATGAAAATTCTAATACATCGGCCATTTTTAATCCTTTCCACATTTGCATGATTAATACTGCCTTTTAAAGCGATAACAGGACCTCGTAGAAGCCCATATAAGCTTTTTCTATATTGGCCGTATTAATTATATGCAGTCTTATTAACTTTTCATTACGCGGCTGCGTACACAGGCGCTGTCTCGGCACCAGCAAGATTCTGATTCCCCGGCTGAATCGTAATCGTTGCAGTAGGCTGCTCACCTTCAACCATATTACCCGGAACGAATTTATCGAGCCATCCAAAAAAGGCAACGGTTGAGCCGTCTGGGAACGTGATTGTGATTAACTGATTTGTACTGATCATAGCAACGATGTCATCGTAAAACCTTGGATCGTAGCTTGCGACTAAGGTCATTTCCGTCATCGTGATCAGTTGCTTTGGTGCCATCGTTCGGTATGTGGAATTTCGCATGGTGGTGGTATCGTTTGCTCCACCTGAGTCCATTCCCGGAGGCGTCACTTCCTTTTCCCAGAAAGTAATCGTCGGCCCCGTGCCCGAAGGCTGATTGGCAAACTCTATTGTAGTTGGATGTCCGTCGTCAATGCGACTCATAAGCATACCCTTTCATTAATTTTCTTTTACAGCTATTGTCCAATTAACGCTAAACATATAGCGTCTTTTTGTTCCGGGCTCGGTACCCATAAAAACAGGCCCGCTCCGTTTAGTAATATTTTGAATTAAGTAATCAGTAGTATTTAAAGTCTGTATTTCATTATGCACAATATCCATAGCCGTTGTAATTTCATTAATCTTAGACCAGCCCAACGCGAAATCAACGCTTCTAATTCTAAGTTGAATTCCGGGATGCTGAATAAAATCTCCGCGCATTAATTTTCCATGCTTAATTGGAGACGTATCAAAGATAGCTCCTATATTGTTTATAAGCCCGTCTGGTAAACTTGAAATATATAACGGCCAACTATCATTACTGACTTCAAACATATATCCCTCAGCGATAATAAATGCTCTTAATATTTCACAAGGAGAATCTGTTATTATCATGACGGCCTCAGGGTTAATAAAAAATCTTCAAGGAACATATGTCGACGTTTAGTTCCAGCTTCAGCACCTAAATAATTTACTCCACTTCTGGAAATATTTTCTATTAGATAAGCATTCGCTCCACCTTTAATAAACAACTCTTGAGTAACGTCGTCTAACGTATCAGTAATATCATTTATTTTTGCCCAGCCGGTTTTATAATCTACACTTCTGATTCTTAATTGAACTGAGTGATGCGCGATTGTTTGACCAGCCATATGTCTGCCATCGAGTGTTGGCGAATGATCATCGACAGCACCTGCATTATTTTCAACATTCATTCCGTCTGGAAGATGCGTCAAATATACTGGCCAACTTTGACTATCTGACGGCAAACTCATTTTACCAATGTAGGCTAAGTAAGCTTGCATAATTGCAGCCGGCGAATCTAATAGATAATCAGCGATCTCTCGATCAGTCACCGTAACTACGACTGAATCCGTCAAGCCAATAGTATCGTAAACGTTGATAAAGAATACAGTACCATTCACCCATTCAGTATAATCTTCGAGTTGTATATTATCGAATACCGAAATATGAAAAACAGGTAACTGCGTAAGTAAATAATCTGTTACTTGAATATCATCGCCAACTGATATTAAAAACTTATCAAACGCTGTGTTTGAATAATCAGTAACTATTACGTCGTCATAAACACTGACATATAGTTGGTCTGCTACCTCTGCCTCAATAATTGTAGTGTCAGAAACTTCAATCGAATCGTAAACTTCAATTCGTAAAACAGGAATCGAAACATCAGCTACGTCTGTTACTGTGATTGAATCATAAACGCTAATATATAGTTTAGCGGCTGCTTCTGATTCAATGATAATCGTATCGGTTACTTGAATCGAATCAAAGACGCTAACTTCATAATGATCAAGCGCAGCACTAATTTCATCTGAAACGATTATGTCGTCATAAGTATTAATTAATAGTACATCAAGTAAGGTAGTTGTTACATCAGTTACTTGAACTAAATCAAATACATCAATCTCGTATAGATTAAGAGCTAAGTTAACTGACTCAATAACTGTTATGCTGTCGAATACGTCAACGTTTAAAATCCCAGCACCTAACAATTGAGCATTAAACGTATCAGATAATCCAATTGTTTCAAAAACATTAATTTCATATAGGTTAAGTGCAGCGCTAATAGCATCCGATAATCCAATTGAATCGAATACCTCAACTTCGAGTTCGTTAGCTGCATCGCCTAATAGTGCAAGATCGATATAAAAGTTATGCGTTGGATTGCCAGCTGACGTATGAGCAATCTTTAATCGAATCTTGCCGGCTGAAATATAATCAGGATCGTTAATTAGTACAAAATGATAGTCTTGCTTAGATGCTGTCGATGGAAAATCAATCGCATCAGTTGTAACATCTGTCCAATCAAGCGCATTGTAATCCCATTGCTGTAATTTAGTAATATGTGCTGGGTTACCATCGTACCAAGCCGCGAGATCTATAACTAAATCTGTATCAGGAACTGCTTCGAATTCTCCAAACTCGAGCTCAATTTCAGAGCCCGGTGTGCCTACTTCCTCGTTCACAATTAACTCGACACCGTTATTTGAATAAGTATCAACTAACGTGCCAGATTGAATACTCGTTGTAACTGTAATATCTGTAGGCAAGTACCAAGGAACTACTACCAGCGGAGTTACGTCTTCAGTTACAACGATTGAGTCGAATACGTTAACAAGTAAAATTGGAATCGAAATATCAACTGCATCAGTAACCGTAATTGAATCGTAAACATATGCTAACAAAATTGGAATCGAAATATCGACAGCGTCAGTTGCCGCAACTTCATCATAAGCAGCAATTAATAAAATTGGAATCGAAATATCAACAGCGTCAGTTACTGCAATTGAATCGTAAACATTAATTTCATATAAGTCAAGTGCTAAATCGATCGCCTCAGTAACCGTAATTGAATCAAACACATCGATGTTTAAAATTCCAGCACCAACTGCTTGTATATTTAATGCATCTGAAACTCCAATTGAATCGAAAACCGAAGCTAAAAGAACTGGAATTGAAAGTTCAACCACATCAGATATTTCAATCGTGTCAAAAACTTTGATCGCTAAGAACGGGACTTCAACCGTTTCGGAATCAGTCACACCGATTGAATCGAATACATTAACATTAACGAATGGAATATTAACATTAACGTAATCTGTAACTCCAATATTATCAGAGTAAATATCAATATGCTTAATAAGACCTTCAACTTGTGGAATATTAACGACTGCTAAACCAGCACCGTCCGTTAACGTAACCCAAGCGTTATCGTACTTCCACATCGTATCGTCAGCACCGTTAAGATTCGTCTCATCTCTTAACCAGTCAACGATCACAGGATCGGTCTTATCAGAAATATCGATTAAAACTAAAGTGTGTCGATACCTGCCAGTGGCAATTGCCCAATTATCATTAATAATATCCGGAACATATGCGCCGCTTAATATATCTGCATCTGCGACGTAACCTTCAATGTACATTCCTTCGGGAGCATCTACGTTAATAATATTAAAGCATTGTTTTTCAGATGTCGGTAAGGATGGTGACGAACATGCATAAGCTTTACCATTCACTACAATAACGCCGGCGAGACGTTCAAATCTTTTCGTTACGTCGTCAGTTAAATGCTGACCTAAGCTAATTGTATCTGTTACAGAAACATCAAAAGAAGTTATCCGTTTAGACCATCTACAAGCGGCGAAAATATATCCGTCATGATAACCGCAAGATATGATTCCGTTTATATCAGCATCGGGACCGTATGTTGTAATCCAAGTTGGATTTAATGAGTCTGAAATATCATAAGCCGAAAGTCTTTGACCTTGAAACGCGCATATAAACGCTACTCTTGCTCGACCCCATATATTTCTAACAATCACCGTGCCTGCTGCACCCGTTAATCGATCATTCTCACCGGGCCCATCAATTACCGTCGAAACTATTGAAATATTATCGGGGTCTTCAACATCCACCATGTGGATGGCATCTGAATAGATAGTAGTAATAAACGTATGCTTGCCGTCCGTTTCAACATACTCTATTCCGTTAAGATTAACTGCATCTGGACCGATTTGATCTCTTTCAGTTATCGCTGATATTGTTGAAGAATCCAGCGTAAAGAAAGAATCTCCAGAAAGGCCAGCGATATGTACAACGTCTCGAAGTACGTCAACCCATCCAGAATCATCAAGATCAACATCAAAGAATGTTCCTGCAATTGACATCTGGCCTTGATGTGCAAAGTCTGTTAAGCTAATATCATCATAAACGGAAATCGCTAAGAAAGGAACCTCAACATTTTCAAAATCCGTTAAAGTAATTGAATCGAATACAGAAACTAAATATAAGTTTAGCGCTACTGTACTCGCATCTGTTACTCCAACTGAATCGAATACATCGATTGCTAAAACATCTGCTCCCGTTAGTTGTACAGTCTCGACATCAGTTACAGTAATCGAATCGAAGACTGATATTACAAGTACTGGAACTGAAAGCGTAATTGCGTCAGTTACTGCAATTGAATCAAATACGTTAATCTCATATAAGTCTAAGGCTAAGTCAACTGCGTCAGTTACTGCAATTGAATCGAATACATTAATCTCATATAAGTCTAAGGCTAAGTCAACTGCGTCAGTTACTGCAATTGAATCGAATACATTAATTAGTACTATCGGCTCTACTGCAATTTCGATAGTTACAGCTTCTATTACTTGAACTGAATCGAATACGTTAACAAGTAAAATCGGAATCGAAATATCAACTACATCGGTGATTCCAACTGAATCAAAAGTATTAATAACTAGAATAGGAATCTCAAGTATTGGAGTGTCTGATACTCCAATTGAATCAAAAACACTAATACTTAAGCTTGCGGCACCGGCTGCAACCTTAAACGCCACCATCGCATATGCTTCGTAGAACCACATATCTTTATTGGCGTCTTGACACATCATCCCCATTTGTTGGGCGTTAAATAATGCCTGTGACCAAGCTGTCGGTGTTGCTTCCCAAGTAGATGTTTCGTATTCTGCAACCCATGTAGGGTCTTTAGGGTCGTCTAAAGCTGTCATGCCAGACCGGCCAGAAGCATCACGGCCATATATATTATACTCATCAACAGAACCGCCGCCTGCAGTTTCATAATAATATAGGAAATTCACCGCTTCAATCGTATCGGAACCACCAATACCAGAAAGATTGCCGGAGCCACAATCATCTAAACCAACCGAATAATACTGTGCTACACCATCGGCTTCTGCCCAGTTGTAATCTGTAATGTTCGGCGGGTCTTGGTCTATCTCTGTATATACAGCAGGCGTGTTGTCTGAATCCTGCCAATCTGACCCTGTTCCTGTGTCTTGGTCTGTACCTTCCGCTACTGGACGGGCGGCTAAAACTCGGATATCTCCGAGGTCATCAGTTGAACTTGTATCATCAAAGGATACATCATCCATATTGATGGTTGTACTTGAATTAGAACTTTGACCTATACTTACAGATGAAGCAAAATCCGCCCCTTGAGCAACTGAGCATATTTCAACCCCATCCATATATAATTTCGTCGTTGAGCCATTAGTAGCAAGGCATAAGCGTTGATGCCCAGATGTAACAACTGTTTCTGTGGACGTATCAGTAGAACCGTTTACATCAAGTGTCAAAGTATCATCTGTATTTAATGTAACCTTATCTCCACCCGCCGCCCAAAGAATATCTGCTGCTGTTGAAAGACTTGCACTTGGTCTGATAGACAGATTTATTCTGTTCGGTGCGGACGCTACATTTTTAGTCACATAACCAGTATTACCTGATAGAAGTCTATAATTTCCAGTGCGGGGAGAAAGACCTGACACTGAAATTGCACCGCTCGACGCATCCCAAGCATCTGTCCCGCCAGCTTCAAAACCATCATGGAAAGTTAATGCCATATTACCACCATTCCCCTGTAATAGGGCCAGCCTGTTTATTCTGAATCCTAATATTAAAACTTAAAGGACTGGCGGTGTAAATATGAACGGCAATATATGTTTTGATAGCTATGAAATCGCTACCGTCTACGTATTCATACGGCAGCAATACAGGCGGGACTTCTAATGCTCTATCGTCTGGTTCTAAATCAGCTAACGGAATGATTGTTGAAAATGCCGGTTGGAGTTGCAACCATTCGTTGAACTTATCTTCTTTCTTTTTGAGATTACCTGATACACCGGCAAGGCGACCTTGGATATTCAGCTTCGATTCGACAAAAGACGCTCCATCCGTCAAAGCAATATCAATCCCATCCTCAAAATTTATGCTTCTTACTGGCGGCATATTGGATACTCCCTGCAAATCTGTGGACGAGTTGTGTATATAACGCAATCTTTGTTAGGAGCAATAAACGGACAGAGGCCACCTTTGTGTTTTTTCCGTATTATAAATGGCATTTTCTTTTCAATCATATACGCTCTTGTTTTTGGATTACCAACATTCTGTATCGGAGTCACGACTTGCCAAAGTCTCGGCTCTCGATTCATATCTTCAAGAGTTAAGGTAACTCCAGTCCCACGACAACACTTTCCGCATTTTTTACACGGCATCTTTACTCCTTATGCCGGATATTGTCTTCCAGTACTTAAATCAATATGTTTGCAAAAGATGTTTGTATCGCATAGAAACGGATATTTCTTTCGACCGATTTTCGGCCAGCCCGCTCGAGCAATAACTTTTTCTTTAATTACGCGATGACACCATGCTAAGTCTGACGTACCGCTACCGGATGCGAATGATTTTGTTTCTTGATCAAAGTACATCTTAGCTGGAGTTTCAAATATCTTCTTTGTTACTTTTTTACCTAACGTCTCATACGGCTCACTTTCATCCCACATGATTTTAATAATCTTAGAATGAATTAATAGAAAGCCGGTCGGTACGCCGTCAGCCCATACTTTCTGACCAACTTTAAAATTATCGTAACAACCATTACCTAAACCGCGATATAAAATCGGCTCAGTATAGTTGCCCTTGATATAATATAGTCCACTTACAACCGGCACACTTTCATCTCGCATATACTGATTCAATTGTAGTAATGCGTCGTGCGGTGGGACTACGTCATCTTCCCAAAGTAAAAGCCATTCATAGCCTTTTGCAACAACATCTTCACAGCCTAAATTTTGAGCATCTGCTACAAGGTAATGCATGGGCACTGTGCAGCCGATACCGAGTGAGGCGCTTGATGCAGACCAGTTAGGCGGGGTCACTTGCCCGTATCGAGCCATGACCCATTCCATACGAACTTGTCCAAGAGTTGGAGTTACAATCAACAACCGTACGCGTGGGTTGCCATTTTTGCCGCTCTTAAGAATTGTCGTATACTCTGACATTTTAGGAGTTCGTTTTTTCATGATTTAGATTTATCCCTCGTAATGATTTCGACATTACACACATCAGTTAATTTAACTGCACTGCCGGGTATATTATTATTTTTTGCCGGCATTACAACTAACTTCGCGTGCGTCGTAACTAATACTCCTTTCGTGTGCGTCGGATCAGGATTTTTTAAACACGTATTAATATGTTCATCTAAATCGGCTTCGTCTTTACAACGAACTTTACACATTCCACAAACCCATACTTCGAGTCCCATTCTAATTCTCCGTAACTGCGTCGTCATCTTTAACTTTTTTAACTTCGGGCAATATTGGATTACCCTTCTTATCTTTTCTCGGTTCCATAATTAATTCAAGGCAACCGTTCATACAGAAAATGTTCCGAACTATTTTCCAAGGTAACGGTTTTCTGTAACTGCACGAATGCCATAACTGATAGTCAGGATCGAAAAATTGAAATGTTGCTTCGTTAGGACACATATAATGAGCTGGATGAGCAGCTTCTAAAAAACTGCCAGCATATGGGCAAGATAATAAAAGCTGTCCATCGTGTCTCATGATTCGCCATACTTCATCCATTAACTCGAATCTGTATTTTGGTTCAATATGTTCCCAAACGTGAGACATCAAAACTTGAAAACAGATATCATCCGGAATCGGTTTCCACGGCATCTTTTGAATATCCCACACAATATCGACATTAGGATGATTCATTATATCCATGCCGATGAAACGCGGCTGTTTAAACAATCCACAGCCGACATCAAGCTTAATGCCTTTCGCTTTTTGAAATAAATGTTTATGTGTTTTTGACATTGTACTAATCGTTCTCCGTAATTTGATTATGTAGTCGAGTACCTCAGCTCGTAGGTACAGTTCACATCTTGATCAGTCGTTATAGCTGAAGATGCAAACGTGTTACCTGCAATAATCGTTCCAGTTGACGCTGCAAAGATACCAATATTTGAAAGTGTGGCCGCATCCAAAGTACCGTCAAAAGATACAGTCATACGTGCGGTTAAACTTGCAATCACAGCGCTTTGAGCAAAAGCTGAATAATATTTTGACAGGCTCTGATGTAATGCAACTGCATCACTGGCTGGAACAGTGCCGCTGCCTAACAAAATGCCAGCTGCTTGTACAGACCCAGCGCCGATCGGCGCCGCGACAATACAACTGTTCAAACCGTAATTAGTGATCTGATTTTCCATGAAGCCAGTATCACCAACTATCTTACGCGTTTTCCTATCTACAAGTTGAAGGCGCGTAAAACCTTTAACTGCGACTCTACTTTTTGTCTTCATTTTTACTCCTAAATTAAATACCTGCGTAAACCGCAACAATTCGTAACATCTCTTTACGTTTCTCTCGAGCTGGGCGTTCCAAGTATTTAGCTTGCTGATTTTCACCGCGGTTAAACATTCCGCCTTCAGCAGTACGTGCTCGGGACGATGCGTTCAAAATCTCATCCCGATGTTTCTCATTAAATTTACGTCCATGGGCTTTTGTTAAATCTTCGTGAACATAGACTGCATACTCTGCTGTGAACCCAACAACAACATCTGTACTAAGTCCAGAACCGAATCGCCGAGTGAAAGCGGTATCTTTTAAGTTTCCTGTTTGAACAGGAACCATTTTCATACTTTCACGTTGCAGAAATAAGCCAGCATAGGTTAGGCCGACTCCAGCTCGATCGGCGATTTGATTCTTGGCCTTAGACAGTCGTTCCAGTAATTCAGGAATGCCTTTTAATTCAAGCATTTTCATAAATAAGCAATCCTTAAAAACTTATCTGCTTTTAATGTGGGTATTTTGTCAAAGCGTTTAATCTCCCAAGCTCCTGCATTGTTTTTAGGGATTACTAAATCGCTTACGTCAACTAACGCGCTTAACAGTAATGCTCCGCCGGGCCTAACATCTTGCCCAACGTAAACTAATGAATGGGATAATTCACGCGTCCCATTCGCATTAATAAACTCTTCTGATTTATCTTCCCAACGACATAGAAGTTCAACAGGAGTAGCATACAGCGGTTGACCGTAATCATCGAAGTCAGCCCCACCAGATGCTTCTGAACCCGGCGGCCAATATACTGCAGTCTGTTTTCGCATCGTTGTTAAGATTCTCATAGAGAGCCCGCCGCTTTCAAAAGTGCAACTATTACGCCGCCACTGGCGAGCCCGCTGCCAATTGCAATACCAATAGAGACGCACATCATTTTTAATATACTACGACCATGCGGGCAAGATTGTATATGCAGTTGAAGAACTTCAGCTACAATCTCTCTGGCCAACTCCTTGCAAGTATTCTTGTCACCGTTGTCTAGCATACTTAATCCTCAAGGTCCTCTTTTTCGGTTCCTAAAGACGTAACGCTTACAGGAATCGCGCCGCCTTTTTTCGATTGCTGATTTAAAGTAGACAGAGCCCCAGACCAATCTAAACGCATCGCCATTTGACCGTAGTGACTTAAGTCAAAACCTAAATCAACTTTGCTTTGGTACCGTGCGCTAACTTGACCAGCTCGTTCTTCAGAAGCTCTTGCTTTATACATCGCATAGAAGTGAGCTGCTAGCCACCGTTCAATTATTTCTAAATCAGTAACTGTAAAGTCAGCATGCGTACAATTTTTGGTCACAATAACATTAGCTGCTTCAATGAACGGAGTTAAATCATCTCCAACATCAACTTCAATAATCGCTGAAACAGCTATGCTTGTAGTTCGTGTGGCCATGTCCTATCCTTTCGGCGGTAATCCACGTAGACCTCGGATGACGTTTTCGAGCACCTTATTATCGATACCCGCAATATCCAGTCCTTTTATAAGTAAAGGTTCTAGATGCTTCCAATCTTCAGGGTAATCTTTCTTTAAGGCGTCGATTGCATCAACCATTGAACCTGCGACAGTGTTAGCTACCTCAGCTTTATTTTGAGCTTCAACGTATCGCGGTTTTAATTTTCGCCAAACGCCTAACGCCGCTAAAAGAGCTGAACCTGCAATTGTTACACTGGGTCCAAACAGAGGTGTTAAAAGCGTAAGCACTCCTGCTGTACCTTCGACTCCAGCCTCTACTTGAATCGCAGTATTCGGATCAACGGAATAAGTCTTTTCGCCGGACTCATCTGTTGCAACATTACAGCTAACTAATAGCAGCAACGGTAAGACGGTTATTAGTAATAACTTTCGCATACTTATTCCTTTCTTGCCAAAAGGCGTCAAAGTCTAATTTTGTAAAAAGATTTAAACTACTTTTCTTTGTCACGTTTAAAATTCGACAGTTAGGAAATTTTTTCAAATCTTTTCTTACATGAATAAACGCTGACACCATTCGAGCATAAACATCAGAGCCCGGTTTATCAATTAGGTGGTTATGCCAATTAGGCTTTCCATTGTTATCAAGGAACATGTCAAAACCTAAAAGATAAATCGTTGACGCCCCTAACATTAAAGCTAAGTTAATCGCCGCGGCTCCCGTGTTAGCATTATAGCCTAAGGTCTCGATTCCTAATCCTCTAACCTTACGAGGAATATACTTTAACCAAGGCTCTTTACGATTACGTAACTGATCATCGTTTGTTACGATCGGATTTGGAAATTTTGAAAGTTCTTCATAGAAGCCCCACCGCGGTTCATCGCTATCAAATATAAATCCTTTATCACAAAATATGCAAATGTTGCATACTTTAGGACCTAATCTGAAAGCATTATTACAACCGATAGTATTCTCGTGCTCCAGTACAGACCAATCAAAATTTCGAAGAGAGGTACCGCCACCTATAATAAAGCAATCTTGATCTTGCCAAATTTTTTCAGGTTTCCATTGAGGCATTACTCTATATAGCCTTTAAGAAATGCGGGAATCTCATCTTTCTTTAAGTACCCTTCGTTGACGACTTGGTTTGTGCCTTTGTCTACAACGGTATACTTACCGCCGGGCTTTAAGTAGACTAAGCAGTTAGCCAATCGAGCGCCCGGAAATTGAATCGTTACGTCCCGTCCCAATACAGGCGGCGCGATAGCGACTGGCGTATCGGAGGCCGTACCTGTTAAGGCCGGTTCCTCCGATACATTAACGCCAGCTCGGAGAACGCTTACTTCAGATTCTGATAACTTTCGAAATTTATCTCGACCGAAATTCTTAACCAAATCGCTTTCGGATTCTACAATGGGCATCTTCTTATCGACGATCTCATTGTTGTCACCTCGAATAAGTTCAACCTCGAATACTTCCGTAGCCTCGCGATGAACTCCAAATAACAATTGAAAAAACATATGACTATCCTTTCCAAACTAAGCAACCGTTTAACTGGCCTTACAGTTATACGCTACCGTGAACAATTCCGGTGTTCCCATTGATATCTGCCCGCAGCTGCGGTACCATGATCGTCATAACTTTGTAATTTTTCTGGAGACCACCCATGGTGTCCCATTCCAAAGTCATGACCTCAAGGCCAATGACAATACGCATGACCTCTGGGTTCATCTCGAGCATAACTGATTCGTAGCCGCTCAGATAATCCAGAGTTTTAATGTCGCTGATTCCGTCGATTTCTTTAAGACGGTTACGCAGCGTTTTATTCGGATAACTTGTATTGAAGTCGTTATCCAAATACCGATCCCAGCCTGTAGCGAAGTACAGAGTCCATGGGCCGTAGTGCTTGTAGGTTTGAGATGTTTGTCGCATCTCCAAAACCTCATCCAACAGCGTAGCTGGGGTCCAGCCGGTAGCTGTGGGACTTGTCAGCGTTTGTGTGAGACGACCGGTATAATTTGTCATACCGTAAATCGTCCCGCCGCCGTAGGTGTACGTATCTAACGAACCTATGACGAGTTGTTCAACCATTTCTGCGACCTTACGACCGGCGAGTTCGCCCATTGTAGTATCGAGCGGCGCACCGCTTTGTCGAGATGTCTGAATCTGTCTCAGGCTGAATTGAAAATCTTTGTGAACGATTGGCAGTGGCAAGAACTGTGAATCGAATTGCGGGCGATCATCGTCACCGAGACGAATCCCGTCCATGCTAATCGACGCATCGTTGATGTCACTCATCCGCTGATATTCGAGAACCGTAGTTCCCATACCATTGGGGATTCCATAGGTCAAGCCGGCGCTGCGTAAATCGGCTACAACTCTCAGGCGGTTTCTTGCTGCTCTGAGAATAGCTGTATCCAATTGCAGCCATGCTTCCTTCGTTAACGTTGCCGCATTCGTGCGAACCTTAGTAGGTACGCCGCCGCGGTTAAGTGTAACGTACGGAAGGCCGTCTTTACCTATCCATGGCCTCAGTGCTCCGACATCGAAATTGCAGGCAAGCAATTTTTCTTTAATGTCGTTTGAAGAGGCCGCTCCGTTAAACATAAAATCGATAGGCATCTATTTCTCCTTTCATAAAGAGAATAAAACGAGTTGCAACTATTTGATACGTACTTTGACCAAAGTAATTGCGGTTGTGGTTATCGCCTCTTGTGCATAGGCAATAGTTTCTTGAACGGTAACCCCACTTGAAGCGTTATCGCGAGCTTTAAGAGTACCGTCGCCGGCACTAATAAGCTGCTCTCCAATCGTGAGTGTCTCGCCGCTGGCGACTTGCATAATAAATTCGTCGCCCGGCATTGCGAGAGCAAGGAAGACCTGGTCGAGAGCGGAATAATCATCCGTAACAGTATTGCCTTGAAGAGCATCTTCGAGAGCAATCATTTTCTCAGACCGTCCACCTTCAGTTGAGTGTGCTTGAACGGTGCCAGCTGCAATCTCTTCAGTAAGCATGCCCGGAGTAATTGTGCCAGCCGCCACGCGCTCTTCACCACGCCAGTAAAGGCCTTTGCTATGAATCTTTCGATACGTTGGCATATTCAAACCTTTCTTTTAATGGTTATGCACTCTGGAAATTCATGACCGGTAATCCCAGCGGCTCTTCAGTGTTTGTGACTACAGCGTCTTCCTGTCCGAGATAATCAGGTTGATTATTATTCTCGGTAACAGGCGGTGCGGCCAGTCTTGCTAACGACTGTAGTTCAACGACTTGACACGCCTTGAGGTATTCCTCAGTGAACGTGTTTCGGCTATTGCCCGTAATAATGGCAATCAGCTTTGCTTTCTCACGCTGCAGCGATGCGACGCTCGAATTTAGCACCTCACGAATACCTTCAGGTGCATCGCTAATATACTGCTCCATTGTCTTCGGCACTGGAGTAGCGATATTAACGACGGGCTCGGTTACTGCCGGGCTCGGTTCCTCGTTGGCGACGGGGGCGACCGCTTCAGGTGCCTTTATCGTCAACTCGAGTTGTTCTAACGCCTTATCATTCATCGCCATGAGTTCTTCGCGGTCATCGTCGGACCACGGAGTGTTCTCATTCGATATGAGGGCGTTCACGACTTTCTCTTTGTCCATTGTCGTTCCTTTCTCAATAACTTTGTCATTTCCCACAAACTTGCCGTCAGTGGCTTTACGATATTCTACAACTCTCACTACCTCTTCGACATCGTCAACGAGGGTAACCTCGTCTTCAGCATCGAGATAGCTTTGACGATACAATTTTACGTCTTTTTCAAATACGAAAAAGTTGTCATATACATCTTCAATCCAAACGTCATCTGCTATTAATACGGATAGTTTCATTCGAATCGAACCGTGACTCATTTCATTCAATCGAAGTAAGCCAGCGCCGTCAGCGATTGAACAAGCACCTTTTGAATCTGGAAGTAAGGCAAGATGATCTAAAATCAAATTGCGTGCGGTGCCAATATAAGGCTCGCCGTTCCATTCACCGGGCGTCCTATCCAGATTCATAAATAGGCCGGTACTTAATTCCATCATTTCATTTTGTTCGATAGCTACTGATACGCGATTATCTACCTTCTCCATTCGAGCAGGTTCCAGCCAAGCTTCGCCTTTTACTTTCCCGTCGTCGAAACTTGATGACATGGTGATGCCCACTTTACGAGCAGATAATTCTGCAGGTTCACAGGCACTAACACCTTGCCCGTTCTGTACTGGATGATACACCACTACTGGACGATGATCCCATGCCGGTGTGATCTTATCAAGTTCTTCTTTTGGATAAAAAATCGGACCATCGCTACCGTTGTGAACGCCTTCTGTAATCATAACCATCGGCGCTACTAAATAATCACGATCTTCCATCTTTTCATTACGAACAGTTGCTTTAACATTCGTTGTAACAAATTGAAAGTCTGGCATTGGATCTCCTTTTAATTTACTGTGCTTGCTATTACAGGTAACCATGCGCATCGGCAATTTGGATGTAATGGAATCAAGCCATGAGCGTCCTCGACTGAGTAAACTTCGCCGCTCATTCCTTCGCACTGTTCGCATACTCGCTCGTCTTCGGCTGTTGACCATTCCACAAACGCTCCTACTTCTGTAATACCTAATCGGGTATAAGAATCTAATGAGCCTTCAGCATGCGCCCGTATAACTTCGGTACGTGCTAACACGCGAGCTCTTTTACTCGTTATTGTATCAATGGTCTTTGCCATCGTTCGAGCGATAGTCAAGGGATTCTCACCTCTTGCTAATCCATCAGCTAATATTCTTGACATCTGTTGACTCATTGCAGTCGTTATTCCATTCAGTTCTTCAAAGGTACGTATCGAAACTAATCGAAGCTTGCTAACCATTTCTGGAGCAAAGAAACTTGATCGTATAAAACTTTCTTTAGTGCCTACGTACATTTTTTCAAATTGCGAATCAGTAACTAATTTATGCGTTTCAATATACGACCGTTCTACGCCTCTGGTATACGCTGAACTTACATAATCAGAAGTCCATGGGTCACCTACAACATTGGTCGTCAATATGTTTTCGTCAATTTGAGATTTAAACCAATTATTAAATTCAGTTAACTTACTTGGGTCAGATTGAAAATCGAACGTACGCAATTCAACATTTAAAGTTAGCGCATTGTCTCGACCAACGACCTTTAATATTATTCTTCTTAACTTTCCAAAACGTCGATTCATATCAGCAACAAAGGACCGACGTAAAAGAACTGTCCTTGTCGGATCAATCTTCAACGGGTTCTTTGCCATCGTCATCCTCAGGTTCTTTGTCGTCAACCCATTTTGCTGCTTCTACTATCATTGCTTTCGCTTCTTCATCTGAATAATGCAATACCTTAGTTAAAAATTGTTCAGGCGGCATTAAAACATCGGCGCCCGAAGAGACATACTTGGACATCGCTTCTGTAGTGTCTTTAGCAATTTGTGATTGCTCTTTTTCGTCAAGCTCGTCTAATCGCGGCCATACAACCTCATATCCTTCGGGCGCCTCTATAATTCCAAACGATGAAATTCTATCTATAAACGGTCGAACAATTGACGGAGTAATAAATCCTACTTGTCTTTTTTCAACACGTCGATGCCATGTCTTAGTATCAGTTGTCGATGCCAGCTTCGCTTCCTCTGAACCTAAAAAGACTCGATACGGTACGCCCATCGTTAATGAAATAGCTTTTACGTGTGTTGTAAAATGAGCAGTCGGATCGGCAACCTGTGGTGACAGCGATTTCGCTGATACACCGGTGACGGCCAAGTATCGCTGCAGGCCGTTTGAATATTTCAAAAATTCTTCACGTAATTCTTCTTTCTCGTCAGTGCTTAATGGTTCGTGTCGCTCAGGTGAAACTTCAAACGCGTATCCGGGAAAGCCGCCCTTCCAAAACATCTCACCGGAACCCGCCATTATTTTGCGAATGTCCCATAAGCGATTAAAGACTGGCCGCATTCGAGGCTCACCAAATATATCACTGTTCAATGCGTTATCTGCAACATGAATAATTCTTGTCCAGTGAATCTCGCGTAAAGTACTGTCGAGCTGGCCTTGTTTATTTAAACTTTTAAGACCGTATACTGTAGGATGCCCGTACCTTGGCGATTTTGTATCGATCTCCGTTTCTTTAATTGTAATATAGTTCTCACTGTACGGCTTAAGATATATTAGTTCTTTATTGTTACCTTCTACCGGTTCACTCAAATCTTTTCCATCATTGATGCCGAGCAATAAAACACCATATTGCCCAATGCCGCAAAGAATATCAAGCCTTTGTAAATAATGCCATATTTGATGTTTTTGTTCGAGATCTTTCCATGCTTTCTCGAATTTTGATTCTTGCGTGTCTTCAGTCTCTACAATTTCTGGAGTTACATTCCAGCATTCCTCAGGGAATAGCATAACAACTCGTGCACCGACGCCTTCTCGATCAAACATTGCTTGATAGTCGAATATAGTTAATGTTTCAGGATAACCACATTCATAATTAATGTTACGATCTTGACTCATTAGTCGCTGCAATACTTCACGCTGCAACGTCGTAGCATTTGATACCATGAATCTTTGAAATTCGTTATCATTCATAAAGCACCTACGTGAATAACGCCTTTAACTAATTTATTAAACGCTCCAGACGCGGCGTCAACTTGATCTTTATATTTCGACGCTGGAAAGAATCGATGCTCATCTAAAAATTCAGCGTTCCAACCAGCAGTGATCATATATACGTTGCCGCTATTTACTTGGTCGGCGAAAGGTCCCGCTCTCGAAACTTTATTACCTGTAGCTGAACCAACCTTCTCTGCTTGAATACGATAACCCGCCAAGTTTTTAATCGTATACATCGCTTGATCTTTGCCACCACTGCCGGGTTCTTGCTCAATCCAAACGCGTACTTGATGCCCGTCTATCGCTGCTGTATTTTTAATTGTCGCTTCCCGCTCTTCCATCGCCCAACGTCCTCGCACTACGTCGAGAATCCAAAAGCGGTCGTCCATATCTTTACCCATTAAAACTCCAGCCGTGTAGGCGCCTGCATTCTGGGTCCCAGCTTTATCCCAATAACGGATACGGGCTTTCCATCGTACAGGCGCCGTGTCGACTGTAATTCGACCGGGCTTAAACATTGCACCTCCGCGAGGTACCGGTCTTTGTCCGAATTGTCCTGCATAGCCAAACTCACCTAATGCTTTAAAGTTTTCTCGCAGAACTTTTTGACTTAATCGATTCGGGTCCATCAACCCGTCAACGTAATACTTTTTCAGGTCTGGTGGTTTAATCTCGTCTACAGATTCAGCTGGCAAGCAAATATGCCGAACAGTTTCGTATGTATCTAGCACGTGTTGAGTAGGATCATTTTGATGCAAGCGCTGCATAATAAGAATGGTGGGAGTAATCGCTTTATCAATTTTACGTGTGAATAATGTTTCAGACATTAACCTATTTGCATTTTCTAACTCAACCTCAGATACAGCCTCATTCGGATTTAGCGGGTCATCGATAATTATAAAATGCGCATGCATTCCAGTTACCGTTCCTGACACCCCAAAGCTATATCGACTCCCACCATTCGTATTGACAAAATGCGACTTTGCTTTTTGATCTTGCCTTAATCGTAGGTTAGGAAATGTACGTTGATATTTCGGGCTCATTACAAGGTCACGATTCTTACGCGATAAATCCATCGCTAACGTATCAGCGTAGGACCCACCGATGATTCTGCCTGACGGTAACCGAATCCATACCCAAGCAGGAAACATAATACTACATAAGGTACTTTTTGTTGTACCCGGCGATATGTTAATAATTAAATCGTATTCCTTAGGCTTCCATTCAAATACGCGCTCAGCTACAATCTGGAGTTCGTTGGCGATGTACTCTATATGCCAATTGTCAACGAATAGTTCAGCGATTATCTCGTCCCAAAATTCAACGATGAAATCATAAAAGCTTTCACGGCACAGCGAAGCTAAAACCTCATACTCATTATACTCATCCGTAGCGCCGTTGCGTATCGCCTCGAGCAATTCACGCTTATCTTCGATTGACATATTGATTGTTTTAGGTGTATGTACAACTTCAGCACAGGGCTGTAATATGCGAAGGTTATCCGCGTACATATTAGTCCAGTGCGTTATATCGAGGTCACCCTCCACGACACACCTTGAAAATTTCTCGCTTTGCAATTCGGTGGGTCTTAGGAACTTGATATGATTGAAATGTATTAATGGATATTGAGCAAATAAAGCAGCGAGTTCAGCCTGTGCTTTTTTAGGTTCATAACTAATCCATAATCCGTCATTGCCTGACGCTAACCAAATCAATAGCGCACGGTACGGCGCATCGTCCGGAGTGTTCCTAACTACGAGATGATCGATGTCCTCAAAAATCGATTTCAAATCGTCAGAGCATTTAAGATTAACTTTTATCATAGTTGTATATCGATGGTTGGCGTTAACTTATCATTAATCGGTAACCTCACCTTATGGTCGATAGCCTGAGCGATAGCCTCTGCTAATTCCTGATGCTCAGAGCCGCATACCTCATTTATAGCGACGATGATCTGCATTATAATTAAATTGACCACCTTCATACTGATACGGTCTTCAGCATCCTTTTCGAGGCGAGATGCAGCCAGTACGAGATCTTTTACGTTTGACATTGCAGATTCGAGCGTTTGAATCATTAATGATTTTGTTACTTCATTAACTTGGCCGCCTTCAAATAAAGGTTGAGAAAGTTTAATTGCTTCACAGGCCGCAGCTCGGGCGATTGCTAATTCTTCGTATAAAGCAACTTGTTCGTCGTGTGGGCGGTTCAATAAATCTTTTACACGCTCACTTAATTTAGGGCCTAAGTATTTTGAATAAAAACCTGGCAACCTGAACCTCCCTGTTCTATTAAGGATTTGTGTCGAACGGCGTCCGCCATGAAACTGACAATAATTACTCGTGCGTAGTGCCCACCGTTTACATCGTTCGCGTGTAACCCGTGAGCGCGCTCTGCATTGTCTTTCATGTCCATTAGGGGGTGCTCCTGACACAATTATCGTCCTTTAAATTTAAGAGATAATTATATCGAGAGTGGTGGGAAATGTCAATTAAAAAATGGTATGCTTCTTATATAGAATGATAATAGGTCTAAGTCTTAAATGGAAGTTTCAATTTTTCACTAAGTAATCTGCAATAGTATCCATTATTATCACCAACAATAAATTGACGATTTAATTTATCAGCTACGATAGCTGTTGTCCCACTGCCGACAAAACAATCGAAAACTGTATCATTCTTTTGCGTATGTGCGAGAATAATTCGCTCTATTGCTTTTTGCGGTTTAGGTGTAAAATGAAAACCTTTAATCTTAGAATATTTCTGAGGACTTGAACCGTATCCCGGTTCTGTAATATCAGTCCATACATTTGTCAATCGCTTATATTCACTTTTATTGATTAAGCCGCCGCCCTTTTTATTTAAACTCCAAGGACGTTTTTCATCGCTATATTGAAACTCTTTATTCCAGATAAATTGTTTGTTATCTTTTACGAACCACATTATTTCTTCACGAGTATACAACCAACCTCTTCGCATACCGATACCGCGACATTTTTTCCAAGTAATTAATTCTTTAAATTTCCAAAGCTTTGAAAATATTGAAAACCATCGAATTAAACTTTGACTACTTTCTCCAATGCCGCACCAGCAATATAACGAGCAAGATGGTTTTGCAATTCTAAATAATTCTTTAATCAAACTTTCAGTTACAACCTCTTCTTTATCCCATTTTTCATCGGTTGTTAAATATGGAGGATCTATGATTATTAGATCAACAAAATTGTCATTCACTTGTTTACATATGTTTAAACAATCATTGTGTATTATAGCATTCATGTCTTAATAATTTTTTATCCAAAGCTCTTCAGTAATATTGTTACGATACAGATCACCTCCGCATGTACGCTGTATCCATTTATCTATGATTGTATATTCTTTAAATATTTCTTTAATTTCATCACCCGCATTACTCATTAACCAATTAACTTTAAGTGAATCTAAGTACTTACACCAATCAAATAATAATTTATGGTGTTCAATATTAAAACCTGGAGAATATGCTCCTTTTAAATATGGAGGATCAAAAAATACAAAGTCATCTTTACAAAATTCAATATTATTTAATGCTTCATGAAAATCTAAACATTGAAAATCTTGACCTTGAATAAATCCGTTCCATTCATATAAATGATCGAAAGAACTTTTATATTCAAAACCTTTAGAAAAATTAAATTCACCTTTTCTATTATTACGCCATCCACGTCCAAAACAGGAAACAATTAACCAAAGCATTCGAGCAGCTTGTAATGGACCGATTTTATTCGCTTCATTAAATCTTTGCCTAATTAAATAGTAGTCATCATGCTTAAATTGCTCTAAGTAATTTATTACTTGTACAAGATTATCTCGAACATTAACATAGCTATTTATTAAAGCTTCATTTTTATCTGATATAAAACATTTATTACTTTTGGACTTCAACAAACTAAATATCGAACCGGCGCCTACAAAGGGTTCGATATAATTATTGATATATGTTGGAAGTAAAGAATTAACAAATTTTAATTGTCTACTTTTACCACCATGCCACCTTACAAATACGTTCATGTTTTATTCCTTATAAATACGTTCATGTTTTATTCCTTATAGTCAAAGGACATCGATTTAATACCTGAGACCTTACTTTCAATAAACTTCCTTCTCTTGCGATAAAATGTCAACTGCTATACTTTCAACATAAGTTGATAATTCATAATCAGCAGTGCCGCCCATATCTGTATTACTTGTTGCTATCATTCGACGTGCCTAACTGCGTGGGAATACGCGACTTTTGCATTGCAGTTATTGCAGCCTGGTAGCGTACGATCGCCATCTTGCAATTTCAATCGATACTTCCAAAACTTCGCATTATTCCAGATATCAATTAAGGTCTCCTTATTCATATTGCCCATGATTGGATTACTTTCCTTTTCAGGATTCACAACGCAACACAACGGTACTAACCCATTATATAAAACAACGAAATGTCGCATAGGCCGTGGGCATCGACGCTGCGGTGCTACAATATCTTTCATGTCACAGTTAGTCCATGACGAGGTTAAGCCTTCGCCGATCCTCGCTATTGCAATATGCAGCTTACTAACAGAGTGCGCTTGATAGCGATTCTTTGTTATTTCAAACATTCGATACTTTATTAACTTTAGGCGTAATTCTTTAAAGAACTTATAACGGCTACGCTCATATACGTCGATAGATATTACGTTCAATCCTGCACGCTGCAATTCGCACATCATTGTTATCGGATCTTTTGACTTATATAACATGTCACCGTTCGTTGCACAATAAGTGGTAACTTTCGGATGGGCCGCTCTTATAGCTTCGATACGCCGCAGATAATTATGATCAAGTAAAGGCTCGTTCAATCGAAACAATTCAATGCACTTTACGGTCGGTGGTATTTGCTTAACTACTTTATCAAATAGACCGTCATTCATTAGTACGTTCGCGTGTTCACGTACGTTAGGTAAACTTTGAGGACAAAACCTGCATGCTCGATTACACGCACTACTTGTTTCAATACTCATTCTATTTGGGAGCGGGTATCGCTGGCTTATTGTCAACGGCGGGAGTTTATTCATTTGCATCCATTTCATTTCTTCGTCTCCAAATACGCAGTCCATATTTTTCGACGGGCCTGCTTTAAACATCGTCTTAACGCAACACGCTCGCCGATCTCATCGACTGATTTCTCATTCGGGTGCAATTGAGCGAACGCGGAATAACCTATGCGCTGTTTTACGTTCATCCGACATTCAGTTCCTGACACGTGATGATCAAATACTGTGACTGTATTATCTACTGTAAACATTTAATGCCTCTTCAATTACTTTCTTTGTCGATTCACTTATTGTATCGATTCGGTCATTCTCTAACTGCCATTGATAACTCGGCGACCAACCGCATACATACGCCATCTCACTTTGATTGTATTTCTTTTCACGGGCTCGCGATAGCTTGCGTCCGTCGATCTTGTATCGCGTATCCATTAATTTGAACATCTAATTCCTTTCAGTGTCTCTTACGATAAAATGTCAACCTACTGTTTTAAGGCCTAGTGGCCTCTCTTACG